GCTGTGTCTCCCCCCACATGTAGACATATTCCCCACCGTTGAAGAACTTCGCGGCACAACGATAGAATCTTGGGTCTGCCCGATAAACCTGCCAAAGCACCCGACTGGAATTTATTATGAAGAAGACGGGGAAGAAAAAGAACACGTCTACACAGTCGGTTCTTTAGTCCATTGGAAGGCGATGACCCCCCACAGAACTAGCGATATCGTCTGCGAGACAGGCGAATCTAGAATATCCTTCCATGCTCATGCTAGAGTAGAAGAGGGAAGAGTTACCCTGTTTTCCTAAGTTATTGATTTTATTCACTTTTTTCAAACTTGTGTTTGGACCCCATTTGCGGGATAATATCTGTAATGGTTAAGGAGAGTGATATGTCTAACTTTGTAGTGAATACCCCTGTGAGCGCGTACCCTTGTCAAGTGGAGTTCGACCGATACTTCCTGAGCGGAACTCTCGAAGGCACCACCCAAACTGACAAGATGGGTTTCATGTCATGGGACGATGCCTGCACTTGGGCGGGACTCGCGACTCAGAATGTGGACGTGGATTACGTGGTGCTTGAAATGCGTGATCTGAAGACTGGTAACAAGGAGAACTTCTAATGACCGATCAAATGAATGAAGCACTGGATAACCTCGTAGACTGGATCGTTGACGACTATGCTCGTCGTGCGCGACCTAATCCAGAGGACAGAAGTCAAGTTGACCTGTTCCACGCTGGCATCGACTTTGAAGAAGGGCGAAAGTACATCAAGGTGACCAAGAAGTTGGGCAACCAAACGATGGTTTGGGGTTTCATCGTCAAGGAAGACGAACCAGAGAAGGATGGCAAGGCGAACTTCAAGGCAGGAGATATTCTCAAGCCAGCAGGTTGGTCGGCACCAGCGCGCAACAAACCGCGTGGCAACATCCTTCAGGGTGACTTCTCATGGGTACGCTGGACTGGTCCAGAGTACCTGTAATGAAGAAGAAGGAGTATTACAAAGACCTTTTACTCTTGGGGTATGGGATAATCGCCTATGCCCTATTTTGCTCTGAAATACAATTCCCAGAACGCTCGCCAAAAAAGGAGTGTTCTGCGATATTGGTTAATGCCCCCTATCACATGAGGTGTGTTGAATGAAATTTTTGTATTTTGATTCTGCTTTCAGCAAAGAAAAAATAGTTGACTTTGCACCATCAGATAGTATAGAATATCCTAATTCTATTGTGGCGATCAAGGAAGGTCCGTTGTATATTGACGGAAAGTCTTTTAAGTCTGCGTTGATGGTTGATGACAACGATGTCCCGAAAATTTATTATATTTGGAACAATAGGAAACAAAAACCTATTGGACAAACTTTTAAGGAATCTGCATAATGCAAATGCTACGTGAAAAAACCGATTGGGCAAAAGCGAAGCACCGAGTGACCAACATGGATTACTTGTTGCAGGAAGACGGTCGCTTGATCGCAATTCGTAAGTTTGGTGATGAACATTGGCAGAAGTTCAGCGCACCCAAGCAGTTCAGCAAAAGGTGGCGGTCTTTTACCAAACTGAAAGAACCAATCCCCACCGAGTTCATCAAACCATTCACCCCAGATCCTTGGGATAATGTTTCCTACAATTCCCTCGAGGCATACATGTAATGAAAGAGTTGTATGTTCGTATTGAAAAGTGCAGCGACAGTTCTTATTGGTACGCTGATAAAATTGGTCAAGAATTTCTAATCCGTAACATCGGAAATACAGAGATGTATGTTTCGACAATGGATTCTTATAACACTGGCAATTATGTCCAGAACAAAGACGGCACGATCATAGAAGGAACCCCGAGTGATGCCTAGAGTAAAGAAGAAAGTAATTCCGCCCCCAGTTGATGTTCCAGGACGTAAGGTTTCTTGGTACCCCCCGAATTCTCCTTCGGATAAGTTGTATGGCGAAGTTGTCCATGTTGAATTGCGACCCTTTCCTCATCCTAAATATTACCGCATCCTGAAGACTTTTATCCACGTGATGATTCCCGATGGGAGAACCTTTGTAATGTCTGGCGAAGTCGAGGATCTTAAAAAGATCGGAATGATCGCGGAGACTACAAGCGAGGATTAATGTTCTGGGTAACACTCTTAACTTCCCTGTCGATTGCTGGGGTTGCGGCATGGTATTCTATTGTCGGACTCATGGCAATCTTTGCAGGTGCAGCAGTACCTATTGCCATAATGGGTGGAGTGCTGGAAGTCGGTAAACTTGTAACTGCCTCTTGGTTGCATTCTAACTGGAAAGGGTTACAACTTTGGTTGAAAGTTTATCTAACGAGCGCAGTGGTTGTGCTTATGTTCATCACTTCGCTAGGAATCTTTGGGTATCTTTCCAAAGCACACCTTGAACACTCAGTATCAGTAGGAGGAAACAATGCGCTTCAAATCCAGAACTTGGAAAGGCGAATTGCGAATCAGCAACGTGTTATCACAGATGCAGAGAGCGTCCTTTCTCAACTTGACGAATCAGTACAGACACTTATCGATTATGATCGAATCAGGGGGAAGGATGGTGCGATCGCGGTCCGCGAGGCGCAAAGAGGAGAGAGGGAAAGTCTTAACTCGCAGATCGATAATGCGATCCAATCTATCGAAGAAATACAAGATGCACTCGCTCCGCTCAAGCAAGAACAGTTATCTATTGAGGTGGAAGTTGGACCCCTAAAATATATCGCGGAACTGATCTACGGCGATGAAGCACAAGACTACTTTGATGAGGCGGTCAGGTTTGTTATTATCCTATTGATCTTTGTATTTGATCCACTTGCAATTGCCTTGCTTCTGGTCTCAACTCGAGACTTAAACAAAAAGAAACTCTCTAAAATGTTTTACGATGACGGCAACCTCAAAGTTGATCCGAGCAGGGTTATGGACGTTGACGAAATAATACCTAAAGAACAACCAATAGTTGACGAACCATTACGAAAATCGTTCCCAGATAAACCGAGCGCAGTAGATGACGCTGCCAATGTCATGAGCAAATACGAAGAGATTGAAGACCTTCCACCCGAAGAGGAGATGGAAGATATGGAAGTGATCGACGATGGGCATGGCATTGCCTTGGAAGAAGATCCAACTGAACCTATAAGGAACAACCCTTGGTTAAGCACTAGAGGTTAATTTATATTATGAACATATTTCCTGTACAAAAATCTCCTATTGCGTCAGCAATGGAACACGTCGACAAGCACGTGGTCAAGATGAACGTAGAGTATCCCCAACTCCTTTCTACTGCTCACCGTGTCATTGACGGTGAAGAATACATAGGCAGAGGAAGACGCGGGCAGCGAGTCAAACGTTGGCGACTTGAAGGTGACGATGAAGACCTGATCTATAAGGCGTGTCACGTAAGTCATCCATCTGCTATCTGGTGTCGCGAGAACGTCGAGCAGTACATGTGGTTGTACGAACTCTGGGTTGCTCTCGGCGAAGAGTATACATACAGATATGGCAAAGTGCATACGTGCCACCAGAAGTTGGCAGAGAGACTGGCAACTCCTCCTAGAGGACTGAAGTCAGGTAAGTTTAAAATGCCATATGTTGCCATGAAGCAGTTCCCGCACTGCATTGTAAAAGATAATGATGGCGAAGTCGACGTTGTCGAGTCTTATCGAAACTTCTACAAAGAAGATAAGGCAAGTTTCGCTGTTTGGTCAAAACGACCCACTCCTGAATGGTGGGCAACTCAAGGAGCATAAGGTGTCTGAATATCGTAAGGGTAACACTCGTATGTTTAATATTCGAGTCCCTGAGTACCTTCATGGTCAATTCAAGAAAAAAGCACAAGAGATGGATGTTACTATGGCAAACTTGTTAATTGGGTATATGGAACGAGTTGTCAATGGTGAAGAAGAGGCAATAATCAAAACCAAAGATAACGTTGAATTTGACCCGTTATCAGATATTAGAAACCAATACAAACATGGCGAAGATTTCTAATGACTTTCTCTGGCAAGAAAGAAAAGATTGGTCTATTCCATGTCCCTATATTTAAAAGGTCTCTAGATTTAGACCATAAACAGATTGAGTCGTATGTAAGAAATAAATTAAAAAACATAGAATCATACACCACATACTATGACAATAAGTATAATAAAGAAGTGGTGGAAGGTATGCCGTTCAGGAAAGAATTTGAATCAGCGGCAAAACATATGGCACTGGAATGGTTGAGAATGCGAGATGCTCCTGTTGAAAAATTTGAAAACTATGACGTGTACTACTGGTTTTCTGTATACACCACAGGAGAAAGTCATTGCCTGCACCAACATCCTGGCGCAGCAGTAGCAGGAACATATTACCCATACGCTGATTCAGATTCAACCCCAATAAGGTTCAGGAACCCAGCATTGAATACCATTATGATGTCGGAACCGTATGCTCCCCCCAACTTGACGCGATATGAACACCAACCAGAAACTGGAGACATTTTAGTTTGGCCACCTTGGTTAGAACATTCAATAGCAGTTCAAAAGAAAATACCGTATTCGCGGTCTAGGATAGCAATTTCTTTTAACTTTGGAAGACCAGTCTCTAGATGAAAAACGAACTCAATATTGAAGAACGGAAACAAAAAGACGGATCAACCATCTGGAGTTTCACCGGAGACAAAACTCCGATCAGAGCAGTTCTGTGTTTGTTGACACAAGGCGATGCTTTTGCTATTAATGAAAAGGGGACCGAACTCACTGTGCAAAGTCGACAACTATGCAAGGAAGATTTATTTTGTATAATCGATATGCTCGACATATATCCATTCTACCTCACGTAAGTTATTGATTCTATTAGGATTTTTCAGGGTTGTCTTTTGACTGAGTTTAGGGCATAATAGGTGTTCTGGTTGAGGAGAACGCCTAATGATTACAGTAGTAGACAACACCCTAACCGCGATTAAAAGCGAGATCAAGAGACTCAGAGCACTAGGTTATAAAGTAACCGAAGTAGAAATAGATTTTGGACTTATAGTTTACGAGGAAGGGGGGGTATAATGCCAGTCTACGGTTCAATGCGTCACGATTTCTCTGGTCGCAAGATCAAGAAAAAGAAAGCGAAAGGTGAAACGTTCAAGAAATATACACCCCCACCTTTTACTCCGATGCAGTCCAGTCCTGCACCGTATCGCCGCGATGAAGGTGTTGTGTATAAGTCTGCTGACAGCGCAGGCAGTGGCGTGTGTGCTGCCCCAGAGAAGAAACAATACACTGGCACTTTGGTGAAAGGTATTGGCACCATGCACAAGTCAAACGCTGTGCCGATTATTGACGAACAGCAAATGAAAGATATCGCTACAATGCGGAGAAACTAGTGAAGACTAAACTGACCAATGCTTATATGGAGACAGCAGAATCTTTTGCCAATTGCTCTACGGCGAAACGGTTGAAGGTTGGCGCGATTATTGTTGATCCAAAAACTGGCGCGATCATTTCTGTTGGATACAACGGAACACTTCCAGGCGAGGACAATTGTTGCGAAGAGCACGATGCTCAGGGCAACATTATGTGGACCAAAGAAGAGGTATTGCACGCTGAAGAAAACGCAATTGCCAAACTTGCGAGATCAAACTGCTCTGCTGAAGGTGCATTGATGTTTGTGACCCATTCTCCTTGCGTTAAGTGCGCGAGGATGATCGTTGCCAGTGGAATCAAGAAGGTTTATTATGGTGAGAAGTTTACAGGGCACATTGAGAGCGGCATACCTTTATTGGAAAGAAACAAGGTTATCACGCACCACGTTGATCCTGAATGGACTCTGCGCGGAACCAGAGGGCAAAAATCAGGATAGTATTATGAACAAGACATTCAATTTAAATTTGGTAGATTTGCCAAAGATCAAACGTGTTAATGTAGAGGGCAAACGCCACTATGTGATGGAGGATGGAACGGCATCAATTCCCTACCCTTCCGTCACTACCATTCTGAGTTCTTGTAAGAAAACCAAACGAGCATTGTTTGAATGGCAGAAAAGAGTAGGAAAAGAAACTGCGCAGAAGATATCCACGCAGGCATCTACTCGAGGCACGTCAGTTCACCAACTGATCGAGGATTATTGCCTGAACAAGGAGAGGGGAGAAGGCAAAGTGATGCCCAATGCTCTCGAGATGTTCTTTCTTTTGAAGCAAGTCGCCGATAAACGGATTGACAATATTCGAGTGGTAGAAGGTCTCATGTATTCGAATCATCTGCGTGCAGCAGGCACTGTTGACATGATTGCCGAGTTCGACGGTATTCTTTCTGTGATTGACTGGAAAACTTCCGCAAAGCGAAAAACCCGTTCAAGAATATATAATTACTTTAAGCAGGAATCTGCTTATGCTGTAATGTTTGAAGAGATGACAGGGCAACCAATCACGCAGTTGGTTACGGTAGTTGTCTCTCAGGAAGGAGAGTGTCAGGTGTTCATTGAGCACCGTGATGATTGGATCGGAGAGTTCATAGATTTAAGAGACCAATATGAGTTGGAATTACAGGGTATGTCATAGACCATCAGTTGTTGGTGGTGGGTTTCAAATACATGAAGTGTATTATGAAGAGGATGGCAGCATCAAATTCTATTCGGCGAATCCTATATCTGCGCATGGCGATATTTCTGAAGAACTTTATGAAGACATGTGTAAGATGATGGATGCTTTTGACAAGGATCCAATTAATCTAGATCATCAAGATTATCTGTTCAAGCAAAGGGAAAAGGTTAAGAAGAGGGAAGGGTGAGGTTACAAGGGCACGATGCAGGTTGTCCTGATTGGTCTATCGTCCACCAGATAGATGGGGTTGTAACCGAAGAGTGTGGGGCAGAATTGCCCCACGAGATTTATTTTCTAAGTTCTCTTATGTCCTCTTCATGAGACTTAGATCTTTCTTCGAGGCGACCAAGTCGTTCTCGAATTTCTGAATTGAATTCTTTAATATGACTATGATTTTCTATTATCCTTTCTTCGTTTGCTCTGTCGGATTCTCTCAGGTTATCAACCTGAAGATCGACGTAATTTGTCATGGCAAAAAATGTTGTTCCAAAGGCACCCAAGAACCCCACAATTATGGAAACGATGGTGCTGACTGGAAGTGGTTTTGAAGAACCCCTGAGAAGATGAGATTCTATCCTGTCGATGTTATCAGTAATCTGACGAATGTTTTGCTCGGTAGATTTGATTCTACCTTCGTGTGTATAAAGTTTAGTCTCGACTTCGGATATTCTTTCGTCCGTCATAAACTTTCCTCTTCTGGTGAAACGACCGAATCCATACTTATAACTAAATCACCTCACCACTTCTATTTATATAAATAATGCATATAACCGTAAGTTATTGATCTTATTAGGGTTTTTTACAGTTGTGTTTGGACCCCATTTAGGCGATAATATATCTGTTGGATAGGAGATTGTAACTATGAAACAGGCATTTTTATTAGCATTTTTGGTAGTATTTTCAGTTGGTTCCCTCGCCGAGACGCACGTCTTTAACGGGCAACCTTATGAGACCATTGAAGAGACGGACCTGAGTATTCAGGAACCCGTTGTCGTCAACGGGACTCTCTACGTTCCCCGTTCTTATCGTATGCGAAACAAACGCGACCCCAATATGGTCGAGCGTATTTTCGATTACACCGTCAAAACAGGCACACGTGAAGTCGAGTCTACGATCACCAATGCCATTGGTCGTCAGATCTACGAGGCAGGAAACAAAATGGGCGATGTTTTGGGAACTTGGTGAGGACTGAGAAATGAGATTATTATTTTCAAACAATATGCCGAAGTACATGCGAGTGTTCGCTCACTTCGCTGCTAAAGAAATCGGTCTTGATCGTCTCCGTGGAGATGTCACCATCGTCTTGAAACCCCAACTCGAAGGTAACTGTTTCGGTCTTTGTTGGGGCGACAACCGAGAAGCAGAGGTTCATATCGCAAGCAGGCAATGGGGTATGACTATTTCTAAAGAGGATAAACTCAAGACTCTTGCGCACGAACTAGTCCACGCCAAGCAATACTTGAAAAGAGAACTCCAAGCGTCTGATGTCGACGGATACGTTTCCCGTTGGCGAGGAAGGAACTTGTCTTACGACCCAAGGAACGAAAACGAAATGCCTTGGGAAAAGCAAGCATATGCGGTAGAGCAACCAATCTTTGACAAATGGTACAAGTTGACTGGGTATAAATAGATCCATATAAAAGGATCTGTAATGCCTACGTTCAAGTCAAGAGAAGAATTAAAGATACAATTGGACAAGTGCGGTTATACTGACCTTGCTGATGGCAAGACTTCAAAGACTGCTGTGGTTCAATTGCCGAAAGGGGGAGACCGAGAAGGTGTCCTCCGTCACGTTGCAGATAAACTCAAGTCATATGGTGCAAAGTATAATCCATCGGGTGGGCAATCCTCTGTTGGTCGCACCGAGTGTGCTGGTGGTTACTACGTTGAGTGTAAGATAAAAGGTGGCGGTGGTTCAGGCGCAGGTTCTGACATTACCGAACTCGCCGAATCAGCACAGTGCGTCTATCTCGCTGCCAAGTACAAGAAGGCAGGCAAGTACGATCATAAATCCCTCGCCGAGTGCAAGGCGAACTACGACGTTTCCGATACACTGAAGCGCATCAACGACAAGATCACCGACGACTGGATTGAATCTTCCAAACTCGGCGCAGAGATGATCGCGAAGAAGTTCCCAAACTCTGGTAAGAACTATGTCGCCCACCGTGGTTCGGCGTGGGTATCTGCGCTGGAGAATCACTGGAAAGACCTCAACAACGAAGCAGGCAAACCGTTCACCAACCTGAACAAGTGGTCGCCTGCTGATATGTATATCGTTTCCAGCACTGGCAAGAACATCGACCTGACCAAAGCGAAGACCCTTGTCGACCTTAACAAGATGATGCTCAAAGCATACAAGTCCAAAGACATCGTTGGTATCTCTCTGAAAAAGATGCGCGGTACTGTCCAGTTTAAAGAACTCAATATTACAACGGTGCGTAATCAGTACGAGTTTGTCAGTGCCACCACTGGTCTGCGTGGGTTTTTCCTATCTAACGACGGATACATTATGTTCAATGGCGGTAAGGCACAGTTCCGTAAGTTCGGTTCTACTTGGCAAGGAGAACTCAAGGGCAAGAACGCGAACATGGGTAAGGTTTCGGGCGGTCCAGTCGCTGGATTCGTCAAAGAGTATTTCAAGGTTGACTTCGTCCCGCAACGTGAGTTGCTGAAGCAAGACGATGCAACCATGGATCAATTCTACGAGTGGTATACTCAATGCGAAGATACTGCTGATATGGATAAGTACGAATTCTACAAAGAAGTTAAGAAGAAGGATCAAAATTGGTTCGTCTCGAAAATATTAACCGCGCAATTAATGGCGATTGTAGCAAACGCAACGAAGAAGCAAAGGAATGAATTTGTATCTGGTATGGTAAACTATGCTGCTTCCGAGTCTCAACTTTCAGGACCATATGCAAAGGTAATGTAATGGCACAGTTCAGTAAACTATTTCAGAGACTAGTCGGTAATAACAGTCATATCTATGAAGTTGTTATGTTATCCGACAAAGATGGTAATATCATCAACTCTTTTGGATCAGCATCTAATATCCCTATTGCTGCTGGCGAAGTAGACGGTTATTCTCATATCAACAAGTTCGGTTATACTGGCACAGATCAGAACGGAACTGCCACAGTTTGGGATGCAAACAACACCACTGCGATCTATCCTTATCCTGCTGCTGGAGTTGTAACGATGACTTCTACTGCTGGTGGGGATACAGGAGCAGAAGTAGAGATTCAAGGACTTGATGGGGACTATAACCAAGTTACAGAAAATGTCAATATCGGTTCGACTGGTGCGGTGACGTTTTCTCGTATCTTTCGTGCACGTATGACTAGTGTGAGCAATGCTGGTGATGTTACAATTAATCAAGGCGGTAATCTAGCAGCAAAGATTCTTACTGGAAACGGGCAGACTCTTATGGCAGTCTACACGATCCCTGCTGGCAAGACTGGATACCTGTTGAAGTTTCAGGGAAGCATGGACAAGTCAAATGCTCCAGTAAAGTTTAAGTTGTTTGCAAGACCATTTGGAAACGGTTTCAATCTGAAGGGGCAGTGGGGCACACAAGGTGGTAACTCAGTAGACTATGATTATCCTGTGCCTCTAGTATTTGCTGAAAAGACTGATCTGAGAGTAGATGTTGTAACAGGCGGCACCTGTGGTAACGGTGCAATCTTTGATTTGATATTGGTGGACAATAACTAATGGATTCTTTTTTGACACAACAATTTCTCTCTGAGCAGAAGAACACTCACATGACTCACATAGAGGATAAAGTCCTCTATGGTGGAGTTGATGGAACTCGCCAAGCAATCAATGCTTTACGTGCTCTTCGCGACATGCTTCAAGGAAAGCATAAGGGAGATATTTCTGTGAAGTGGGACGGTGCTCCTGCGATCTTTGCTGGCATCGACCCAAGAGACGGCGAGTTCTTTGTTGCCAAGAAAGGTATTTTTAACAAGAACCCAAAGGTGTATAAGACTAAAGCAGATGTTGATGCTGATACTTCTGGTGATCTAAACGTAAAACTCAATGCGGCACTCGAAGAATTACCAGCACTTGGTATTAAAGGTGTCATTCAAGGAGACTTCCTGTTTGGTCCAGGAGATATCCAAAACAAAAACATAGGAGGTGAAAAGTATGTTACTTTCCATCCTAACACGATTGTTTATGCTATTCCTTCTGGCAGTGAAGCAGCGAAACAGATTCGCCGAGCACGCATCGGCATTGTATGGCATACCACTTACAAGGGCAGTTCGTTCGAATCGATGAAAGCATCGTACGGAGTGGATGTCAGCAAATTGAAGAAGGTTAGCAAGGTTTGGTCTCAGGATGCAATGTTACGAAACGTCTCGGCGGCAACGCTATCTACAAAACAGACTGCTCTCGTGAATGAGTATCTTTCTAATGCTGGTTCGCTTTTTCAGAAGATATCTGGTTCGGTCCTCCGACAATTAGAAACACACCCAGAACTACCGCAATTGATCGAGCAATATAACAACACTTTTGTTCGTGCTGGGAGTATCATACCAGATTCTCGTCGCCACGTAATTGGACTACAGCGTTGGTTGACGGACAAGTATCAAAAGGTTATAGATGCTCGCAAAAGCGAAAAGGGAAAGGCAGCACAGAAACAGAAGAGGGACGCACTTATGTCTTTCTTCTCAAAGAAGAACACCGCTGCTCTTATAGCGATGTTTGAATTGCAACGCAATATAGTATTAGCAAAAATAATTCTTATAAATAAACTCAACGACTTGTCGAATATAGACACGTTCGTAAAAACTAGAAAAGGGTACAAGGTAACAGGACAAGAAGGTTTTGTTGCCATAGATACCATTGGTGGTGATGCGGTGAAACTAGTTGATAGGATGGAGTTTTCCTATAACAACTTTTCGCCCGATATACTTAAAGGATGGGATAAACCTACAAGGAAATAGTTGTGGCAAAGAAACCACTATCGTTCAAAGACTTTCTGGTAGTTGATTACCTTCCAGGTACTGGGGACTACATCAGTTACCAATCCAAAAAACGTCACAAGCAGCAAGGTGCTGGTTCTAACGCAGAGTATGCTTCTTATCAACCTGAAGGTGAAAAGGTTGAAGAAGCATTGTCGCACGCACAGCGTATAAAAGCGTCTATTCGAATGAGAAAAATGAAGTCCCGTATTAAGTTGGGAAGGCAGCGTGCACTTAGAAAAACGCCAGACATGTCGGTTGTAAAGAAACGTGCTAAACGTCAAGCAAGGTTACAACTCCTGAAAAAACTCACTAGGGGTGTTAGCAAAGACGACCTATCTTTTCAGAAAAGAACTGAGTTAGAAAAGCGACTAGATAAAATGAAACCTCGAATAGACAGACTCGCTCGAAAACTGATTCCTGTTGTTCGTAAAAAAGATAGAGAAAGAAAGGCGAGTAAGGCAAATAAAGAATGATTAATTCTTTCAAAAATTATCTAGTCGAAGAAGACAAGGTTGCGTATTTCACGTTTGGGAGAATGAACCCCCTAACCGTTGGTCATGAAAAACTTTTAGACAATCTTTCCAAGAAGTCGGGCAAGAACCCATACTATGTGTTTTTGTCTCAATCTCAAGATGCTAAAAAGAATCCTCTAAACTATACAGCAAAAGTAAAGCATGTGAGGAAAATGTTTCCGCGTCATGCTCGCAGCGTGTTGATAAACAAGAAGGTGCGAACTGCCTTTGATGCTGCTTCGTATCTGTTTGAACAGGGATTCAAAAGCATTGTAATGGTTGTTGGATCAGACCGAGTTAGAGAATTTGAAACTCTTCTCAACAAGTACAACGGTAAAAAGGGCAATCACGGATTCTACAACTTCAAGTCTATCTCCGTTGCTTCTGCTGGCGAGCGCGACCCAGATGCCGAAGGCGTTGAGGGTATGTCTGCTTCTAAACTTAGAGGGTATGCCGCAAGTAACGACTTTGCCAATTTTTCTCAGGGTCTTGGTTCATCTTTGAATAATAAAGATTCTAAGAAGTTGTTCCTTGACGTTCGCTCTGGCATGGGTATAAAAGAAGAATCAGAGTTTAAACGTCATGTAGAACTTGAAACGGTTTCTGAAACTCGCGAGAAGTTTGTCAAAGGTGAACTGTTTGATCTAGGAGACACCGTTGTTGTAAAAGAATCTGAAGAGGTTGGTGTAATAACTCACTTGGGTAGTAACTATGTTGTTGTCCAACTCGGCGAAAATAAAAGCGTTCGTAAATGGTTAGATGCTGTCGAAAAACTTGACGAAGCATGCTGGCAAGGTTATACCCAAAAGGGTATGAAACCTAAAGGTGGTAAAATGGTCCCTAACTGTGTGCCAGAAGAGGACAACACTAAGGTTAGGCAAGACTCTGACATCAAAGACCGTAAGGGTTCCCAACCTGCAAAGTATCACAAGGGTCTCTCTAAGGCGATGAAAAACCGTCGCGACGCGCACTTTCAGAAAAACGCGAAGAAAAGCGATAGCAATCCAAGCGCATACAAACCTGCTCCTGGAGACGCAAAAGCAAAGACCAGACCTTCAAAATATACGAAGGCATTTAAGAAGATGTATGGTGAAGAAACTGCTGCTTTCGATGCTGCTAAAGAAAAGATCAAAAAGGAAAAGCAAACGGATAAATTGAAACACGACCGTATGCTAGACCGAGCAAGACTCAAAGATACAAGAGCAAAGAATAAGGCGACCAATGTTAAAGTTTAAAAACTACTTAGAAGAGGACGCTGGATCTTCTCTGGCAAAAAAAGCAGATAAGTCAGGTATTTCTGTCGGAACTTTGCGTAAGGTTTACAATCGTGGCGTTGCTGCATGGAAGGGAGGTCATCGTCCTGGAACTACACCACAGCAGTGGGGTCATGCTCGCGTCAATGCGTTTATTGTCAAGAAAAAGAAAGGTGGTCTAAACCACGATAAGGATCTCGCGTGAGTAAGTATTCTCCGCAAAAACATGAGTGGGGAACAGATGCTTCTACCAAGCACGCAAAAGAATTGACTCCTGGAGAGGGGAAAAAGAAAATGAAAAGGTTTAAGCAGTTTTCTGAGGCAGAGTATCAGGGCAGGGAAGTAACCCTGAACAAACCAATGGCGGGAGACGTGAAGAAGTCTAAGGTCTATGTAAAAGATCCACAAACTGGTAATGTGAAGAAAGTAAACTTCGGTGACAAGAATATGAAGATAAAAAAGAGTATTCCTGCTCGACGTAAGTCTTTCCGTGCGCGTCACAATTGCGACAATCCTGGACCAAAGACCAAAGCAAGATATTGGTCATGTAAGGCGTGGTGAGAACTTGGTACGCAAAATGAAAAGAGACAAATCAAACCCTGTGGCAAAAAACCTAAATAAATATAACAAACCTGCTACGCATACAGATAGGAAAAAGGCAATGAAAAAGGGAGAGGTCAAGCATAAGAAGAGCATCTTGAAGGATGACGAGCAGCAGACCGATACTAGCAATCGTACGAATGCAGCTGCAAAGAAACCTCAAAACTATGTCGACCCAGAAACAGGCAAGACTAAAGTTCGCATGGTTCCCGTTCACAAAGATGTGCAAAACGAAAAGTTAGATCCTTCTCAGGGTATTAAGAAATACATCGACGATTTTCAAAAGTCTGATGCCCCTCAGTTTCAAGGCAAGTCTGCTGAGAAACGTAAAGAGATGGCAATCGCTGCTTATCTTGATGCCAAGCGTGGCACTAAAAAAGAGTCTGTTTCTGAAGGTGCTGTTGCAACTGGTACGGTGCGTAAAGAAATTGAAAAAGCAGGCGGAAAAAAGATTAGTCAAGACAACAACCATATTACCTATCATATGGACGGCAAGAAGCATAAGGTCCCTCATTACAAGAATTTTGTTTCTAGCAAAGATTATGAGGCACATCGTGCTAAACTTGGTGAAGCATACAACCCCCGCGCTGCTTCTGCCCTAAGTCATGCGGCAAATAAGATGTATGGTCGCGGTCACCCTGAGCAAGACAAACCTTCGGTTGGTGTTGCCAAGAAGTCCAACAAACCATCTTCAAAAGCAGATATCTTTAGAGCACTTGATAAGAAGTATGGCAGTCCTAAGAAGAAGACTGGGATATATGCTAAAGAAGCAGTAGATCCTGCTGATACTGGCGGGGCAGAAGAAACAAATATGGCAGTAAAACAGATTGCTGCTATGCGTCACTTCCTTGACGGAATTGAGTCTCGTGTCAAGAAAGAAGGCGATATGGAGGAGTGGTTTCAGAACAAACTCACCAAAGCAAACGACTATCTCAAGACGCTATACTCATATGGTAAGGGTGATGTTGCTGAATCTGTAATCGAAGAAGTCGAGCAGACAGATGAAGCAAAAGTGCCTTCCAACTATGCTGCTATGATGGCAAAGAAGCGTAAGAAAGCAGGTACTTCTGAGTTTGGTAAGCATCCAGACAAGAAACCAGAAGTTAAGATTCATGAAGCATCGCAGAAACTCATCAAGAAGATGCAAGACCTTGTTGGTGGTCCAGACAAGATGCCTCGTGGCGCAGAGTTCCGTGCACTGAAGAAACGCGCACAAGACGAACTCAAGAAAGACTCTGCAAAGAAGAAGGCAGCACCCAAACCAGTGGTTACTACCAAGACTGCAAAGGGTAAGACCCACACTGGTCGTGCTGATCCAGCAGATCAAAATATCTTCATGCAAATGCGCAAGGCACAGGATGCAGCGAAGGCATCTGGCAGAAAGATGCATAATATCAAAGTTGGACCAAAGTCTACTGTCAGTGTTCCTACGTCGCTGGTCAACAAGGCACTTGCAAAGCACGACTCTTTGCAGAAACCTGAAGACAAGCGCAAACTGAAGGTCCAACTGATTAGAGCGTTGCGAGCGAAGGCGAAATAAATGCCCTACATACTTCTAATGTTGATATTGATGTTTGGTTCCGTCGCAGGTGGTGGGTATTTCTATTACAAAGATACTCAAGCAACTATCCGCCAATTAGAAGCGAATAATGCTCAGTTGAAAATTGTAGCAGAGGACAATCAAAGAACTATTGAGACTTTGCAAGAAAATGTTGAGCGCAGTAATGAGTTGTCTAATGAGTTAAACTCAAAATTACAAGAGTCAGAAACCAGAAGGAATCAGTTGATCAGCACTTTTCGAAGGCACGATTTAACTGTTCTGACTTTGAAAAAACCTGGACTTATTGAAAAGAGAGTAAATAGTGGCACCCAAAAAGCATTTGACGCATTTGAGTCTATTACTGGCAATCCTCCTGATGACGGGTTGCGGGTGGATGAAACCGAAGGAAGTGATAGTAACTAGGACTGTTGTACAACAACCTACTATTCCCATCAAGCAACCACCACGTCCTGTCGAACTTCATGAAGTTCGATGGTATGCTGTCACTCGAGACAATTTAGAAGAGTTTCTCGAAGAATTTAGTAAAGTGAACGGCAACGTTGTGTTCTTTGCTGTTTCTGTTCCGCACTACGAAAATATGTCTCTCAATCTAGACGAGATTCGTCGATACGTGGAGCAACAGCAATCTTTGCTTCTTTATTATGAAACCGAGATATCCGAGAAGGCGTCTGGTATAAATAAGGAAACAAAAGAAACTCCCAAGGGGAACGAATAATGGACAAGAAAGTAATTGAGAACATCTGGAGAGCATTCCAAGAGGTTCAAGAAAAGAAGAAACTCTCTCCTGCTCAAAAGAAGCACATGGACAAAGACAAGGACGGAGACATCGATGCCTCTGACCTTGCTGCCCTCCGGAAAGAAGAGAACGAAGAAGTCGAAGAATCTTCTTGTGGAAAGATGCGTAAGGAAGAAAGGGTAGAGTGCCCTAAGTGTAAGGGTAAGGGTTGTGACCATTGCGATGATACTGGTTATCACGTTAAAGAAGAAGCACCTGCTGACCCAATCAAAAAGGCACCTGCTCGTAAGGGTGACAAGTCAAATGCACAACCATCAGAATTGAAGAAAGAAGAAGCAGATTGGTTAGCAAACCTTGCTGATAAGTTGAATCAACTTGAAGCAGTTATGGAAAAGAAAGACAAGCACACCAAGGGTGCTACCGAACCAGAAGGCATCATGGATAAAGAATCCCCAAAGTCGAAAGAGTTTGCGGATGCCCATAAAAAGTCTGACAAGGAATTTGAAGACAAAGAAGAAAAGGGTCATGATGATGTGGCCAAAGCAGGACGTGCCGTTAAGTCTCAATCGCCAGCACGTCGTGGTGATAACCTGAAAGGCGGAGACAACAAACCAGTAAAATGAGGATGAATTCATAATGGAACTTGTTATTGTATGGGGTCTAATTGCGGCATTTGCTGTTGGGGTTTGGTATTTTTCTCGGAAACCTACTAAACTCGAGACAAATACTCCAGAACCTGTAGAGGTAAAAGAAGAGAAAGTTGCTGTCACCAAAGCACAACTGAGCAAAATGACCAAGAAAGATCTCGAGGCATATGGGCGTGAGATCGGAATTGAGTTAGACCTTCGCAAAAAGAAAGACGAACTGATTTCTGCGATTGAAAGTCATCAAAAGAAGTAATTACTTTAAGAATAGATAACTCTGAATTATAGGGAATCTATTCAGTGATTACAGAATTAAATGACCAGAACTTCCTCATCTATGCAGCGAAAAACTATTACAGTCCTCGCTGCATAGACGCGGAAGAATTTTACGACGAGTTGAATCGTTTTAAGTACATAAACAGATTGATCAACAGGTACAACCGTGGAGGAGATCTTTGTGAGAGGTTACTCCTGAACCACATTACCATTATCCTTAATGTTTTTGGTAATGAACCTGGAATACTAATGCTTATGTACAAAGTTGGCGCGAACAACTTAAAAATATTAAAACCGTTTTTAATATTCTTATGCGCCATTAAAGAAGAAGATTTCGAGGGAGTCGAAGTTGACCCTTTCGTGGTTAAAAAGTTGGAAGCAATTTAATGGGCATTTTAAGCAGAACAGGCGATCTAGTATACACCCTTCGCTTTCTGCGTTTGCTTACTACGCAGTTCGAAGATACCACTGCCTTCAAACTTGGTCTTATCGATAAAGAAGGTAAGAAACTAAAGTCCCCCCAAACCACAGATGAAAAGTCTGCCTATAATACTTTTCATCGTCTTGCGTTTAATCTTAAAAAACTCTTAGCGAAGGTTCCAGGTGGCAGTTCTCGTCTCGCCTCCTATGCTGCTGCTCTCTTGTTAATAAAGGAGCACCTGAACCTTGGGGATAGTTCTGTACAAAAGATTGTAGAGCGTTGTGGAGTAGACCCTCTGCATTCTCTGGACGAAAGCAAAGAGTGGTTCTGTACCAAAGATGGTATGCTTACTCCTGGAATTTACAAACTGGCAAATCCTAAGATGGTAAACTCTACCTGTGAAGAAATTTGCAGAGCAGGCGACAAGGTAAGGGTTGAACAAGATGCCTTTCCTATTGACAACCTTTTGGGTTTAGATTTATTTGAAGCAATTCATGTTCCTACTAATCAGAAAATCTACGTCGCTGTCGGAGAACTGAGACGATGAAAAAGTTTAAAGAATACCTAACCAACGAAGAGACGACTACTGCTGCTGACGCTGGTATTCCTCACGATACAGCAAACATGGGTCCCAAGAGAAAAAGGAAGTACCCTATAACAAGACGCTTTATTGAGGTCATGGGAAAAATAAAGAAACAAATGAAATAGTTTTCAATTTCGTCCTGCCCTATATAAAAGCACCCCTGAAATATATTTGAATAAGGACGTGAATTACCGTGGCAAAGCAGCAATATCTTGGTATAGAAATCGATCTCTCTCGTGATGAACTCTTCGACAAATTAGGAATCCAAAGACTTAAAGAATCATATATGCGAGACGACGAAGAGTCGCCTCAACATCGATTCGCTTTTGTCTCTCAAAAATTCTCTTCAAACCCTGAGCACGCTCAACGTCTCTACGAATACTCTTCTAAACACTGGTTATCCTACTCTACCCCTATCCTCGCGTATGGGCGCACGGGAAAGGGTATGCCAATCTCTTGCTTCCTCAACTTCATCGAGGATACAGCTGAAGGATTGGTGAGCAACCTATCCGAGACTAACTGGTTGTCTATGATGGGTGGTGGTGTAGGGATCGGTTTTGGTATTCGTTCTTCTGACGATAAGTCCACTGGTGTAATCCCGCACCTTAAAACCTATGACGCTTCTTCCCTTGCTTATCGTCAGGGTAAGACTCGGCGTGGTTCATATGCAGCATACCTCGATATCTCTCACCCAGACGTGATTGAGTTTCTTGAAATGCGCAAACCAACAGGCGACCAAAATCGCCGTTGTTTAAACTTGCATCATGGTATCAATATCAGCGATCGGTTCATGGAGTTGATTGAACGTTGTATGCAAGACGCCGACGCAGATGATGGTTGGAATCTAATTGATCCGCACTCAGGCGAAATCCGCGATACTATTTCAGCAAAGTCTCTGTGGCAGAAGATTCTGGAACTACGCATGGAGACAGGCGAACCATACCTGCACTTCATCGATACCAGCAATCGTATGATGCCTGCTTTTCAAAAAGAACTGGGATTAAAGATTCATCAGTCTAATCTTTGTTCAGAAATTATCCTGCCAACTAATGAAGAACGAACTGCTGTTTGTTGTCTTTCTTCAGTAAACCTCGAGCACTATGATGCTTGGAGCAAGAACGAATTGTTTTTGAAAGACATGGCAGAGATGTTGGACAACGTGTTGCAATTTTTTATTGACAACGCGCCAGATACAGTTGCTCGTGCTAAGTTCTCCGCAATGCGAGAGCGTTCGATCGGTATCGGTGCCCTTGGGTTTCATGCTTATCTACAAAAGAAAAACCTACCATGGGATTGTGCCATGGCAAAGGTTACTAACAACAGGATATTTTCTCTCATCCGGAGGAAACTCGATGAAGCAAACCTCGAGATCGGTAAAGAACGAGGAGAAGCACCAGACGCAGAAGGAACTGGAAAGAGATTTTCTCATGTTATGGCTGTTGCGCCTAATGCTAGTTCCTCTATCATTATGGGCAATACTTCTCCTTCTATAGAACCTTGGCGAGCAAACGCATACCGTCAGGATACATTGTCTGGTTCACATTTAAATAAAAACCGATATTTGGATCAACTCATAAAAGCAAAAATTCAGTCGGGCGAAACAAAGCAAGACTATGATGAAATTTGGTCAAGCATTATTGCTAACGATGGTTCTGCTCAGCATCTTCGGTTTCTGACCCAAGAAGAAAAAGACGTATTCAAGACCTCTATGGAAATTGATCAACGTTGGGTTATTGAGCACGCTGCTGATCGGCAACAGTTTATCGATCAAGCGCAGTCTTTGAATCTGTTCTTTAGACCAGACGCGAATATCGTTTACTTGCATGCTGTCCATTTCTTGGCGTGGAAGAAAGGGTTGAAGACTTTGTACTATTGTCGCTCTGAAAAACTTGGAAAGGCAGATCGCGTTTCTAAGAAGATCGAAAGAGAAGCAATCAAAGAAATTGATATGGTTGCTATCGTTAATAATGAAGAGTGTATCGCTTGCGAGGGATAATTGGTGAGTGGTTATATTAAGGAAAGAATTCTTTCCGGTGATGAAATAAAAGAAGCACTAGAAATATACGAAAGTCTCTCTCCTGTTTTTTGGCATCAAAACTACAACTTGTTTGATGTTGAAAGAAGAGATGTTCCAACCCCACTACAATACGGTTTCTATAATACTTTGAAAAAGTATTCAAAGATGCCAGGAGACAAGGGGGCATATTTTTTAAAGTATGAAAAAGATTCTTTTACAAGAATGCACGAAGACAACAACTCGGATTTGACAATTGTTACTTTACTAAAAACAAAGGAGTTGGTTGGTGGAGAATCTTTAGTTAGAGCAGAGTATAAATTAAAGAGCAGACCAATGGGAAATCAGGTGGCGCGGCATTCTCGCGAACAAGATGCTCCCCCCTATGGTCAGCAAATTATAATGGATGTGGTGAAAGTTGATGATGGTGAAAGTTTAGTTTATGGTCCAAACTTGACTCATGGAGTGAGCAAAGTTTATGATGGTCATAGAATCGTACTAGTAACTTGGTTCAACAAAACAGAAAACAAAGGATAATGCATGCAACTATCAATTACGGACAACAGGGATCACTTCAAACCTTTCAACTATCCATGGGCATATGATGCTTGGTTGAAACACGAGCAGTCTCATTGGTTACACACGGAAGTTCCAATGGCAGAAGATGTAAAGGATTGGCAAAGAAAACTCACTATTGAAGAGCGAGCATTTTTGACCAATATTTTTCGATTTTTTACTCAGGGTGATATCGATGTTGCGGGTGGATATGTTTCGAACTATCTTCCTTATTTCCCACAACCAGAAGTTCGTATGATGCTTATGGGATTCGCCGCGAGAGAAGCACTCCACGTTGCTGCTTATTCGCATTTGATAGAGACCTTGGGTATGCCTGAGTCTACATACAACGAGTTCCTCGAGTACGAGGCAATGCGAGAGAAGCACGAGTATTTTCTAAACCTTTCCGCAAATAACGGCACCAAAGAATCTGTTGCTGCTAATATCGCCGCGTTCTCTGCCTTCACCGAAGGTATGCAACTGTTCAGTTCTTTCATCATGCTACTCAACTTTCCGCGTCATGGTAAGATGAAGGGCATGGGACAGATTGTAACTTGGTCTATCGTCGACGAGACTATGCACGCCGAGTCTATGATCAAACTATTCCGAACCTACATAGAAGAGAATATCGAGATTTGGAACGATCAGTTGAAATCAACGATCTACTCTATTGCAGAAAAGATGGTAGAACTCGAGGACAAGTTTATCGATCTGGCGTTTGCCATGGGTCCAATGGAAGGACTTACTCAAGAAGAAGTTAAGGCATATATTCGGTACATCGCAGATCGTCGCCTTATCTCTTTGGGCATGAAGGGTATCTTTAAAGTGAAGAAGAACCCTTTACTTTGGGTCGAAGAAATGATTAACGCGCCAACACACACAAACTTTTTTGAGAACCGTGCTACAGATTATGCTCGCGGGGCATTAACTGGAGACTGGAAAGAGGTTTGGGGAGCGGCATAATTTGGAACCTAAATATTATGATAAACCAAACGCACAATGGGGGACTTCTTACCAGACTATGCCCAAAAAATGGTTTGATGCTCTTCCCGATACTGACTATATCATGTCAGAAGCTCCTGGTAAATGGCACTCAGAAATGAAAAGTCGAGTAGACTCCAGTACAGTCTATAGGCATTATGGTTGGTGCGATAAAGATAAAAAGACGTTCCCAAAAGTTTTTAAGGAGATGATGGAGTACCATAAATGTATAAACATTTCTATGTTTATTGGACTTCACGAAGGGGCAAACTCTAGTCTTGGTTGGCACGTTGACAATTATGAGGTTTGGGCATTTAACATACTTGGTGTCACAAAATGGACTTGGTTTGAGATTTCGGGGGCAGAAGGGCACCGAGGGGAAATAAGAGAACAAATAGTAGAACCTGGGCATATATTTTTTATGCCAAAAGGAGTTTCTCACAAGGTCGATGTTCTTTCTGACGAAAGAACATCAATAAGTATTATCGCATAAAGGGGAAAGGTATGTGGAACAAACCAGAAGCAATCGTTATCCGTGCTGGGTTCGAAGTGACCATGTATTTTAGTGTACGGTAAGATATGAAGCAGTCTATAAAAAAATGGTTACATGACGAGTGGGAGTTGACTATATTTTTCCCAGGAGAAACAGTAGAACAACCAGACGGAACCAAAGTATCCAAGGGAAACCCACAAACCTTTAAGGTTAAAAAAATTAAAAAAATATCCGAAACCCACTTTGTGTTTATTGACACAGAAGGTTGTAAAAATACATTCAAACTTTTACAACCTGTGGGTTATCATCTTAAAAAGGTGCTGTAATGTTCGAATATAATTGCAAAGTAATAAAGGTTGTCGACGGAGACACGGTTGATGTTGATATCGATCTCGGGTTTGGCGTTTGGTTAAAGAAACAAAGGGTTAGACTCTATGGCATCGATACTCCAGAGTCTAGAACGAGAAACCTCGAAGAGAAAAAGTGTGGGTTGCTCGCAAAAGATTATCTGGTAAACTCTTTGGGTGAAGAAGCGGTTCTTCGAACTAGGAAAGACGGAAAGGGAAAGTATGGTCGAATCTTGGGAGAGTTTATCGTGTACGATGCTTCAAAAGACGCATATCGCCCCGTGAACGAAATTATGATTGAAAACAAACTCGGGGTTAGGTATTTCGGGCAATCAAAAGACGACATTGCTCAAGAGCATATAACTAATAGAGAATATCTGTACGAAACAGGAAAGATAGCGAGAGATTAATAATGGAAGAGTATGTGTTTGACGTTATTTGCGACGTCTGCGAATCTCACTGTGAAATAATTTTAGATGAAAATTGTGATGCTGAACCAGCGTATTGTCCTATGTGCGCGTCTCCAGTAGAAGCATGACTTGGCACTACGAAGGAAAAGTTTTTGACCCAGAATACGAATCGCTCCAAGAATGGACAGGGTTTGTGTACGTCATAACTGAAATAGAAACAGGTATGAAGTATGTCGGCAAAAAATTTTTTCACAAAAAGAAAACACTGCCAGTGACTAAAAGTCGAAAGCGTAGGAAACATATGCGAGTAGAATCAGACTGGAAAGGTTATTTCGGTAGTTCTGAAGCGGTAAAACTTTTATTAGAACAGAAAGGTGCCGATGCTTTCAAACGAGAAATAATCAGGTTGTGTAAAACCAAAGGTGACTGCTCGTACTACGAAGCAAAAGAGCAGTTCGATAGAGAAGTCCTTTTAAATGACGAATACTACAATGGAATTATAAATTGTCGTATCTCTAGAAAACACCTAAGTAGTAATGTTGATAATCCTATATAATATTGTAGCGAGGAGATTATGATAACTGAACTTCAACAAGGTAAGAAGTCCAGGTTGGAATTGTACGAAATCGTTGAACTCATCGAAAAGTCTGATGAAAGTAAGAGAGTAGAATTGATTCGCGAATACTCAAAAATGTATTCTTCTTTTTCCGATTATCTTAGATGCCTCTTTGATGATCGAATCCAACTTCTTCTGCCAGAAGGACGTCCGCCATTCACCCCTGCTGAAGAGGACAAATTTCCTTCTAGTTGGCACAAGCAAAACACCAAACTCCAATACTTTGTAAAAGGTCTCAAAGCGGATCATATGCACCCGCTAAAAAGGGAGACTATGTTTATTGGAGTGCTAGAATCTGTACACCCTGCTGACGCGGAACTGCTTTGCGACATGTTGTCCAAGACGCCGCCAAAAGGGTTGTCAGTTGAAACAGTGAAGGAGGCAGTTCCCAACTTGATTATGACTTCCTAAATTTTAACCAAGGAGTCGCCTATGGTATCGACAAATCAGTTAGAAAGGTTACGCAAGGATAGCGCAGAGTTAGGGCATTACGTCCACAAACTTAATAGAAAAGGAAAAAACGAACTAGCACATAAGGTTGAAAAAAAGAGACAGTTTCTAGACGACTACATTCTAGAAATTCAGAACTCCCTCGCGGTTAACCAATAAGGAAGGTGATCAGTATCTCGTGCCCTATTTTCGAATAGGGCATCGTTTTGCTTTACTTTTGAAAAGAAATAAGTATAATAGAATCTGTCGCTGCCCCCAGTGATATACTACTTTTATGGAGAACCATTAATGCCTTTTTACGACGTAAGAGACACTTCTACTGGAGAAGAGAAAGAAGTCATGTGTACTTATACTGCTCTGAAAGAGAAAGTAGATGCAGGAGAATGGGTACAGGTCCATAAGAGCAGTGCAGCATTAGTGACTCATGTTAACGGCACTTTATCTAAAACTTCAGATGGTTGGAAAGATCTTCTTAAGAATATGAAGAAGAACACTGGTCGTCGTGGTAATACTATAAAAACATAATGACCCAAACAAAACGTCAGAAGTTTGAGTCTCAACGAAAGTTGCGTATAGACGACCTTGGTGTATTCGACCCTTTAACAGAAACTCAAAAAGTTGCTAGAGAATCTTGGAAAGATGGAGATCATCTAGTTCTCAGTGGCAGTGCGGGTACGGGTAAGACTTTTACTGCGTTGTACTTAGCACTGCAAGATGTCCTTGATAAAAATACCCCATGGGAAACTGTGCACATAATTCGTTCAGTTGTTCCTACCAGAGAAGTCGGGTTTTTACCAGGAACAGCAGAAGAAAAGTTGCTTCCCTTTATTACACCTTATATTTCTATATGCGATGACTTGTTTGATACTAGTGGCGCATATCAGCAACTTGTAGAACAGAGAAGCGTAGAGTTTCATTCTACTTCTTTTATTCGAGGAACAACTTTCGACAACGCAATCATCATCGTTGATGAAATGCAGAACTTGACCTTTCATGAATTAGACTCAGTAATTACTCGTGTTGGACTGGACTCTAGAATTATTTTTTCTGGGGACTACTATCAATCAGACTTTGTGAAGCAGGGCGATAAGAACGGACTGAGAGAGTTTATAAGTATTATAGAAATTATGAGAAATTTCTCTATAATTGAGTTTGGTTGGAAAGATATTATTCGTTCGGATTTCGTTCGCGACTATATAATGACTAAAGAAATGTTCAAAAAGGGAAATTAAAATGAACAGAGAAGCAGTATTCGAACAACTAAAAATCGACGAAGGTGTTGTCTATGAAATTTACAAAGACCACCTTGGATATCCAACATTCGGAGTTGGGCATTTGGTATTGGAAACCGACGCCGAGAACGGTCTTGATGTGGGCACGCCAGTATCCGAAGAAAGAGTCCGAGAGTGTTTCGAAGCAGACCTCGACCTCTCCATCGCAGAGTGTGACGCTCTATACGGCAAAGGGGAATTTGGAAACTTACCTGATGAGGTCCAGCAGATTTTGGTTAATATGATGTTCAATATGGGACGTACTCGACTTTCAAAATTTAAAAACTTCAATGCTGCTATTCTTGACCATGATTGGAAAAAAGCTGCAACCGAAGGTCGTGATTCTCTTTGGTATCGCCAAGTGACTAATCGTGCTGAGCGACTTATGTCTAGAATGGAAGAAGTACCTTATTAATTAATTCATAGGTTCGTTATGAAATATTTGGGTATTAGTGGAGCACAACTCCACGATGCTGGCATGACGTTGATTGATGACCAAGGCAATATTGTCTTTGCGAGTCAGACAGAAAGATTCACTCAAGTGAAGCACGATTCTAGAATCCCCTCTGGTTTGTGGGACTTATTGTATCACCCGAATAAAGGAGAAAACCTAATCGTTACAATGAATGACGATTGGGAGGCGAGAGAAGAACTTCGTGGAGGTGAAGTTGCATTAACTCGGAAAAAGTTTCCTGATATTTTCAAATTGGATTGCCCTATACAGAACATACATCCTTCGATGTATACTCAAAAAATAAACGCAAAACCTACTGGGCACCATATTTCGCACGCATATGCTGCTTTTGCCACAAGACCAAAATCTTTCGATAAAGAAGATTGCGTTATTGTAACAATTGATGGTATTGGGGAGCATCGTTCTGGTGCAATTCTTGATCATAATTTTAATATTATTGAAGAGATAACATTCCCTAAATCTATCGGATATCTTTATGCTGCCTTTACAGAAGGTTGCGGACTCGGTTTGACCGCAAACGAAGATGAATATGTGATCATGGGATTGTCGAGTTATGGCGAACCTACTCATACTGAAAAAACTTATGAGATGTTTAGTTCTATTCCCGAATGGTTGATTGAAGAAGCAATACAAAAAAGGGAAGAAGGAAGTTACGTGAACTGGAAACATTTCTATGACTTAAAGTTAATGTACTTGCGAAAAATCGTACAGATGCTTATGAAAGAATGTAAATCTGTAGAGGATGCAGCTGCATCTCTTCAAGCATGTACAACCCTCGTTATTTTAGAGTTTATGAAAAAGGCAAGAAAGTACGGAAGCAAACTTTGCTATTCCGGCGGAGTTGCACAGAATATTGTCACAAATAATGAGGTGAGCAAACTATTTGACGATATGTGGGTAGATTTGAATCCTGGAGATGGAGGTGCTAGTCTCGGTGCAGCTGCTTTTTCTTATATGAGAGATACTGGCAAGGATAGAATTAATTGGGAACACCCTTATCTTGGTCACTGTATCGAAGGAGACTTAGACCCAGAAATGGTTGTTGATCATCTCCTCAAAGAGCGATATTGCGGAGTCGCAAACGGTCCAGCAGAGTTTAGTTATCGTGCATATGGAAACCGATCACTTATTGCAGATGTTAGATTCGATGTTAAAGATACAGTTAACATGGTAAAACGTAGGCAGAAATATCGACCTTTCGCTCCTGCTATTTTAGAAGAACATGCAGCAGATTATTTCGAAGGACCAATGAATCGATGGATGCAATATGCTGCTAAGGCAAAACACCAGTATTCTTCTGTTACTCATGTCGATGGTACTGGTCGCGTACAATTAGTGCCAAAAGATTCGAAATCGGTTTTTCGGAAAATAATTGAATGCTATTATGAAAGAACTGGTGTGCCTATGTTGTTAAACACTTCTTTGAATATTCGACGCATGCCGATGGTTAATACTGTTGAACACGCTGCTCAGTTTGAACGAAAATATGGGGTAAAGGTTTTTACATCATAACCCTTTGGTATCATTATGAAACGTTTAATTTATCAAGTATCTGTTGGGAAACCTTCTCAACTCTATAAGCATTGCATAGAATCTGTTGCCGCTTATTGCGAAAAGTACGGCATTGATCATGTCGTACAGAAAACTCCAATCTTAAGAATCAAACCAGATATCTTTGTAACTAATCGCTCCGTAGAGTCGTACGAAAAGCACGGAGGATTTTTGCCAATATATGAAAAAGAAAACGCATTTGATTATTTTGCGAAAGGTTATGATCAAATTGCAATCATAGATGCCGACATCTATGTTCGTTCGGAAGCACCGAATATTTTTGAAGACTTTGGCACAGAACATGACTTTGGTGCATGCGTCGAACGAGACATGCCAATCTCTGGTGCATACGCCATGAAGATAAAGAACTACTCCAATATGCAGTATGCTAGTCTCGGTAATGTTGACTGGGACTGGCAAGACTGGGGTGCCAAATTTTATAATATGGGAATGATGATTATGAATAAGTCTATCGTTCCTTATTTCAAAGGACAAACCGCGAGACAATTTTTAGGGCGACCCGAGTTTCAAAAATTTATTGATGGTATGGGAAACTGGAAATGGTCTACCGACCAAACACTTTTAAATTGGTGGGTGAAAAAAGAAGGTCTGAATATCAAAGATATGGACTGGAAATGGAACGCACTATATAAAGGTGTAAAGGACGAATATATCCCTGAGGCAAATTTCGTTCATTTCTTCTTGAAAGACAAGTTGCCAAATAGTGGGGAAAACGTCGAAGCATTGATGAAGGACATTGCGTAATGGTATTCGAGAATCAGAAAAGATTATTCATTCATATCCCCAAGTGTGCGGGAATGACAATACGCAAGAGTCCTCAACTTGCTCCTTATCTGGTTGTCGCAACTCCAAATAATCATAAGTCAGAGCAATACACAAAAGAACTTCATAAAGCGATGAGGAAAAGTGGAGATCATCATGGTAATGAACACGCGAGATGGAGAGATATCAAACCAGCAGTCAGAAACTTATATCAAGCATTCGCCGTGGCACGCAATCCCTGGGACAGAGTTGTATCTCGTTACTTCTTTGCAAAGAAAGTCATTGAGGTTGAAAAGAAAGAACCAATTGGTAAGCACCGAATCGACTCATTCGAGTCTTTCCTCGAGGAACGATTTGAGTGGGGCGGAAAGGATTATTATTGGCACCGCGCCATACGTGGTTGGTTTCCTGCTGTCGATCACGTTTGCGATGCTAGTGGCAATCTTAAATGTGACATGATGAGATTTGAAAATCTCAACGAAGATCTTTGTGCATACTTCGATATTCCAGAAATGTCTCGAGCACGTAACGTCACCGATTTGAATAAAGGCACCTACCGAGATATTTACACCGACAAAACAATTCAGATCGTGGCAGACTGGTACAAAGAAGATATCGATTTCTTTGGGTATGACTTTGATACTGGCGCACAAAAGAACTATTGGAGAAAATAGTTATGATGGGATCTACTACAAACAGAGATTCAAAAGATATTCTCTATCTTGTGAAAGAGGGAACCGTTGGTGCAGAGATCGGGGTGTGGATGGGAAACACTTCTATAAACTTTGCAAATAAAAACCCAGCAGAACTTCACCTTGTAGATTCTTGGAGCATAGAACCATACAAAGAAAGTACGGAACATGGATCTTATGAAAACTATTTGCAACGGTATTCTAGTGTTTGTGGCGGGAATACTGAAGAGCAGTTTCAGCAAAAATACGATTCGGTCTATAGAGGAGTCGTAAAGAGGTTTAAAGAACTATCTAACGTACATATACACCGAATGTCTTCAGACGAGTGGTTCGACCAACGAGAAGAAAACTCTCTAGATTGGATCTACGTTGACGGAGATCATTCATATGAAGGTTGCCTGCGCGACTTAGAAAACTCTTTTAGAGTTGTTAAATCAGGCGGACTGATTCTAGGCGACGACTATCAGTGGCCATTTCAAAAACACGGCAAGGCAGGTGTAACTGCTGCTGTTGACGAATTTGTGAAGAAGTATAATTTGAAAATAATTCAGGAAGGTGCAACAACACAATTCAGTATAGAGGTTCTATAGTGCACCCTTCTTCTAGAGAAAATATGAAGAGGGCGAGAGACCTTTTAGGTTCTCGACTCGGTAGTGGGTTGACGATACTAGACCTTGGCGGTAGAAATATAAAACCTGGACAAGACCGCACTTATCGACCAATATTCGAAGATGTTTGCGAAAACTATTACATCGCAGATATAAACGAGGGTGGTAATGTTACTCACAAAATGCCTGGACCGTATGAGTTACCTTTTGAAGACAATTCGATAGACTTTATTGTATCGGGGCAAACATTTGAGCATATCTACAATCCATTTAGGGCAGCAGCAGAATTGACTCGAGTTCTCAAACCAGAGCATTACATGGTGATTATCGCACCTTCTAGTGGACCCACTCACGACAACCCAGACTGTTGGCGATTTTATAGAGACTCGTTTAAAGCAATTGCAAAAGAGTGCGACTTAAAGGTGATTGCTGATTGGATTGATGATGGTAAAGAATGGGAACAAAGTCCGGATGCTCAGTGGATATCTCCTGGAGTTGAACGCTCTGCTCGTTGGAAAGATCACGTATTCATAGGGCAAAAATGAGAGCATATATCATCACAATGAGCGACAATGATTCTTCTGTGAGTAGAGCAGAGGTTGCCGCTGAATCTGTGAAAGAACATTGCGCGAATATCGCTGTTGAGTTCTTTGAAGCGACACAACCGAAAAATATATATAATCATACAGGGGAAGTATTTGGCAAACAGGTTCCTTGGACATGGCCAAGTTCTCCTAACCAAGACGGATTAGATTTAACGACTGGGTTGTATAAGAAATACTATCCAGCAAAAGCACAAGATCGAGTAGTTGCTTGCGCATTAAGTCACTATCGATTATGGAAGTTATGTGCTGAACAAGAAGGACCAATTCTTGTTCTTGAGCACGATGCAAGGTTCGTGAGGGAATTCTCTGTTGAGGATCTCTCCGACAAATGGGGCGCAGTCGGGTTGAATGACCCGCGAGGTAATACGCGCAAGGGACGATTGTTCCATAGTTTAATCGAGAAGTACGGGGAGGGAATTCAACGAGTACCCGTCATCGATGAACCGACTGACCCACCTCTACCGATGGGAATCGCTGGAAACAGCGCATACATCATTAAACCTTATTTTGCCAAGAAACTTTTGGAAGAGGTGGAGAGAGTTGGAATGTGGCCAAACGACGCTATTATGTGTCGTCAACTATTTCCAACTGATCTAAAGGTTGTCTATCCATACTACACCGTAGTGCAATCAGGAGTATCGACAACCACAGGAATTTGATAATGAAAGGTTATGTGATCACAATTAGTTCTATAGAGCAATCCTTACAGGCAGCAGAGCGTTGTATTCGTTCTGCTGGTAGGGTTGGATTTGAGGTAGAAAAGTTCGAAGCAACTACACCAGAGGATAACCCTGGAGAATTCCTCTCAAAAGAAGGAATAGGAACCAGAGGGTTTGTTGAAGAGTATTCTCGCTTTGACAACTGTATTGCCGCTTTCACTTCTCATTATAGACTTTGGAAAAAATCAGTAGAAGATAAAGAAACTCTTCTTGTTCTAGAACATGATGCATATTTTGTAGACCAGATTCCTAATGTTCAATTTGATGGGGTATTGTCTTTTGGGCGTCCTTCTTATGGTAGATGGATAGCACCCAGCACACTAGGCAAAAATAAACTCATATCAAAGCAATATCTTCCAGGTGCGCACGCATATGCAGTGACGCCAAAAGCAGCAGAAAAATTAATTGAAAAGGCGAAGGTTGCCGCTGCGCCGACTGACATATTCATAAACAACAACAACTTTGACTTTATAGAAGAATACTATCCTTGGCCGGTAGAGGCACGCGACTCATTTTCTACCATACAAAAAGAACTGGGTTGTCAAGCAAAACACAACTACAGCGAGGCATATGAATTGATATGAATTACTTTGTAACTGGTTGTGATAAAAACACAGAATGGCAATTACCATGGTTCACCAAAAACTTTCACAAACATTGCGACGACGAACTAGTTATCGCAGACTTTGGACTTTCGCCAGAAGGTAAGAAGTTTGCAAAGGAAAATTGTAATTTTGTGGTTGGCGTTCAGTCAAACGGTTGGTTTTCCAAAGTAGAAACGATGTGGAAGATGAAGCATTGGTTCCAAGGAAAATACTGTTGGGTTGATACTGACTGCGAGATCATGGCAGACCCTTCAGGTATCTTTAACTATGTTGAGCATAATAAACTTACTGCTGTGATAGATCATCCTTGGACTGCCAATGGGTCTCCTTGGACACCACAGGGAAATTGTGGTCCGTGGTACAACACTGGCGTGGTTGCGTTTGAAGGGAGACCTATTATCCTAGAACACTGGTTTAATGAGGTGAAAAAAGAAGGCATCCACAGAGGAGATCAAGAAGCATTGTATTGGTTGTTGAATCAGGACGCCATGAACCGCGTTATACATATTTCAGAAGCACCGCATCGCTTTAATGTTTTGCGATTGGATATTCTACAAGAGAGGGTTCCGTCTAAGCAAATTATAAAACACTGGACGGGACAGAAAGGTAAAGAAGAAATTCGTAGACAATTGAATCATGACTAAGAAAGTTTATATTTTAGGCAATGGCGACATGGCACAAATGATGCCAGAGTCCGTTAGATACAAGAGAGAAGGCAAACTTATAATTTGCAACCAACCTCCGTTTGAAGTACAAAATGTGTACGCGACTTGTATTGTCGACTTTAAAATGATGGCAGCATTGACCGAAGGTTCTATAAACCTTGACGCATACTATTGGGTTTGCGGTAATCGTCCTAAAGCGTGGATGGATTCTCGTCCTAGTTTTTATATGATGAAGTCAGCGCAGATAAGAGAGTTCTATACGCACGTCCCTAGTTATGCCGGAAAGGGCAATCAAGGCGCAACAAACTTTAATTGCGGGCACATGGCGACACATTACGTTTCTACTAGACACAAACCTGACGAGATTCATATGTTTGGGTTTGACTCTATCTTTGACCACAACATGAGGTCTTATACTGATACCGTCTTGAGCAGTGATCGAACTGGCAGAAACAACCTTCGCCTGCTCGACATTTGGCGTCCTATCTGGGCAAATATCTTTAACGAGTTCAAGCACATTAAATTTTTCCTGTACCACAAGCATCCGAACTCAAAAATACAAACACCTCCAAACGTAGAATTTGTAACTAAAATGTAAGTTATTGATTTTACAGTAGTTTTTACTACTTGCCTTTATGCAAGAATTATAGCATAATAGTATTTCTGGTTGAGGAGAATACTATGTGGAATCTTGAAGGCGAATCAGTCAAAGCAACCTATCTCGGAGACATCCCTGTTTCCGGAAAAGTCACCCTGTCTCGGGTGAAATACGGTGGTGGGGTTTCTCACCACGTCCGCCTCGACCACGAGATAAAGGATCTCTGCGTCTACAGGGCAGCGGGAGACACTGTTATCGTAGATCATAAAGACGTAGAACAGGTGTTTTCGTAAGTTGTTGATTTTATTCAAGTTTTTCAAACTTTACTTTGTGCCTGTTTTGAGCGATAATAGTATTTCTGGTTGAGGAGATTGATATGAAAATTGTTATGCAAACCCAAATCCTAGAAAACTACGGTGCCCACGACTGGGACGGTACGGGCGAGTGCCCGCAGTACTGGAAACCCAAGGGTGGTAACACCTACGTGCTCCATGGCGTGTCCATCGAACAGGCGATGGGTTCCGAGATCTGGGACACTCTGCGTCGTCATATCACCGAGCGCAACGAATCTTGGCAGGAGTACATCATTTCCGATGTGCTGGTCGACGATGTCGACTATGTGGAGTCCGACCACCTTCCTGAGTGGGATTCCCCCATCAACCTTTCTTTTGCTGGCGGTCGTCTGCTCGCCACTCGCTACACCAAGGCAGAGTTGTTCCAAACAGATATTTCTGCTCGGTTAGAGCAGTGGGTTCAACTCGAAGGTGGACAGAAGGGAGACTACAAGTTGATGTATGAGATGGCAGACGATGGTAGTCTGTTGACATATGCCGAGTATCAGGCGCGAGAGGCAGCGTAATGAAGTGTCAGCGTAAAATCGACGTGGTCAACGATATGTCCACGAACATCGTCACCATCTATCTCGACGATGAAGAAGTTTGGTCCATGCCTGCTGGTAAGGGTGTGTTTGACCTTGCCCGAAAAAAAGCGTATAATCTCTCTTGGGAAAACAAAGGGATGTTCACCATCCGTGGTTACACTATCAACAAGAAGGCAACTCGCTATGCATGAATTACTTGAAATCATCCTAGAAGATCTGTACTACATGTATGAGCAGGAAGGACTGTTCAGCAAAGACGTTTTTCGTGATATTGCAGAGATGATCGAGAAGCGTGAGTATGAATACTCGCAGATGGTCGAAGGAAGGAAAACTCGATGAGGGACGCGATTGTTTTTATCGTAACCTATGAAGGGTGCGATTATGAAAAAGAACTCAGGTTTCCCACCTATAGTGCCGCACTTGAAATGATCGAAGAAATGGAAGGGCAATACCCCAACCGAAAATGGTACATTGTTGAAAAGGAAGTGTCATGAAAAAGAATCAGTTACCGACAAAGGAAAAAATTATCGGCGATATGAAGTCGGGTATCGTCAATTTTTCTTTTACTAAAAAAGACGGAGAAATAAGAGAGATGAATGCTACTCTTGTCTCTAGTCAAATCGACTCTAGATTCCATAAAGAAACTAGTCCTAATCCTCCTACAAACTCTCCCGATCTAGTGGTCTGCTGGGACGTCGATCAAGTCGGTTGGAGGTCTTTTAACATTTCCACCTTAAAGGAATATAAGGGAAAGATTCGTAATGTCTGATATGGACCACTTACTCACGCCAGCGCAGAAACGTGCAGCGAAGAAAGAGGCAAAGAAGCAGGCGATGCTTGAAGAGATCGGCATTACCGTTAAACCCACCAAGATCAAGCGCACTCGTCGCAAGATGACCGAAGAACAACGCGAAGCAGCAGCAGAGCGACTCGCTATTGCAAGGGCAAAGAAAAACGCAGGTAAAGAACCAAGCGCGCATTCTCGTGTGCTAGAACTTGACCCCGATCATCCTTTATCGTACAATAACTCTAAAGAGAATCTAAAGTTTTGGCGAGACAAACTTAAAAGTATCCGCCATCAAAAAGATTCTAAAGAATCTTCTCAGCGACAAGAATATCAGGTCGCCGAAACGTATGTTAAAAACCTTGGTATTTGGGTTCGAGATGGTGTTTATCTCGACCATAAATATGGTGCAAAACGCGAAAGCAAAATGGAGTATATTTGTGTGACTCCAGCACGTCATTCAGATGGTTCGATCAAAAGAACACAAGGCGTCTATTATTCTGATCTTGGACAGGTTTGGACGCAAGAACTAGCAAAGGAATATAACAAATGAACGACTCTTTAATTGGGTTGCCTTCAGAAACCTTCAATTCAGTGACCAACTATTTAATGTCTAGACCATATAAAGAAGTTCACAACCTGATTGCTGAATTGAAGGAAGTCGCACAGATAATATCTGTAGAATCAAAAGAAGAGGAGACATCAGATGACGACTGAAGAATCTCCTTTAGAGTTTATGACTAAAGCAAAGTTTAGCAAAATTGTCGAACAGGTTTCTTTAGAAAAATCTTTATCATACATTGATGCTGTCTTGTATGCCTGCGAGCAAAACGGAATAGATCTTGAAGACTCAAAAAAATATGTATCAAATGTCATCAAGAGCAAACTCGAAGCAGAGGCGATGAGTTTAAATTACATAGAAAGAAAGGCAGAACTTCCTTTTGAATAATTATTTTATCAGAGAGTTCATCTTTGACGAAGAACAAAAAGAGACCCTCCTGACAAAGTTCAAAGAACTTGAACCGCAACTTTCTCCCGCACAAGTTTATGACAGGAATTTAGAATCTTCTTCTATTTCAGAAACTAGAAAATGTGAAAACATACCGTTTACTTACAAAGAATTCCCCGACATTTCTCTTGCGCTTAGAGAACTTTTACTAGATCTTTCTCCTAGTTTTCCTGAAGATCTTTGGTTCGCGCAATTTGAGTTTATACGTTATGAGGGAGTTGGGCAACAATTTTTGTGTCACACAGACGACATAGACGAGATTGGCAGCGCACATAATCGTTTGTTTACCTCCGTCACGATGATTGAAAAATCTGACGACCTCGTCGGTGGCAAGTTAAAAATATGGACTCCTTTGGGGAAAGATTATGTTGTAGATCTTGAACCTTTTGAGACCATCATCTTTCCCGCATATTACTTCCATGAAGCAACTCCGTTGCTCCAAGGTCGTCGCGTTGTCCTAATTAGTTGGGCACAGCGGGAAGGAAAAGTATTGACTTCTCGTTGAGAATGCCTATACTTATAAATAGAGTTGAGCGAAACACGTTGCTCAACAATAATCAATACTGTGTTATATTTCAGTCATACAAGGAAATACAAATGGATATACAATCACTTAAATCACGTCGATACGACATCAACAAACTCGTCAATGCTGCTAAAGAAGCAGGTGGTGGTCAACAAACCGAGCGACAGCAAGACGAGAACATCTGGAAACCTACTGTCGATAAGGCAGGCAACGGTTACGCAATCATCCGATTCCTTCCTTCTGATAACGAAGTCCCTTGGGTTCGTTATTGGGACCATGGGTTCAAAGGTCCAACTGGTAAGTGGTACATTGAGAAGTCGCTGACCTCTCTTGGACAGCAAGACCCACTTGGTGAACTCAACAGCAAGTTGTGGAATTCGGGTAACGAAGAAGATCGCGAAACTGTTCGCAAGCAGAAGCGTCGACTTCACTACGTTACAAACATTCTGGTAGTATCAGATCCTTCTGCCCCTGAGAATGAAGGCAAAGTCTTTATGTATCAGTTCGGTAAAAAGATCTTTGATAAAATTCAAGATCTTATGCAACCACAGTTCCCAGGAGAGACTCCAGTCGATCCATTTGATCTGTGGAACGGTGCTGACTTCCAGTTGAAGATTCGTAACGTAGAAGGATATCGTAACTATGACCGCTCAGAGTTCAAAGCACCTTCTCCTCTTTTTGAAGGCGATGAGGTTCAACTCCAAGCAGTCTTAAACCAGTTGCATGATATCAACCAGTTTGTTGATCCAGCGAATTACAAGACTTATGAACAACTTCAGAGCAAGTTGAACGAAGTTCTTGGTCAATCCGCCCCGAGCACTATCAAGCATGAAGTTGCAATGGACACAGTTGCTGAACCTGCACCTGCTCCTGTTGCTGCTGCCCCTGAAGTGCCTAGTAGTGCTGCTGCTACTGCTGAAGAAGCAGGAGACGCAGGAGATGATGATGCGTTCTCTTACTTCCAGAAGTTAGCAAACGCAGACTAATACCCCATTTGGGTCTTATGCCCCCCATTTTGGGGGGTTTTTTTTGTATAAATACCCTCGCGATGCGGATAGTCCGGTCGCATTAACAACAATCTTGCTTATTAATAAGGAGAACCGTTATGGTATCTAAAGCATTTTCTTTTCCACGTTCACATTTCATCGGATTTGACCACGTATGGTCGGAGATCGAGCGTCTGTCAGAAATGGCAGATAACAAACTCTATCCTCCGCACAACGTTGTGAAAAAAGATGAAAAGAATTTCTCAGTAGAACTTGCTCTTGCAGGTTACTCAAAGGACGAACTGACTGTTGAAGTCAAGGACGGCATTTTGGTAATCTCTGGAGGTAAAACTGGGGAAGGAGAAAGTGATCGTGAGTATCTCCATCGTGGTATTTCTGCAAAGAAATTCACGCGCACCTTTAGACTCTCAGAACACGTCGTTGTTGACGGAGCAGACTTCGTGGATGGATTACTGGTCATTGACCTGAAAGTAGAAATCCCAGAAGAGAAGCGTCCAAAAGTTATTCCAATCGGATAATAAAGGACCAAAAATGAAAAACTTGGCAGTAATTGCCTTGTGTTTTCTTTCCACGTTTGCTAGTGCAGATGAAATCGAAGAAGTTGTCGTAAAGGCGAGGCAAGTAAAGATCGTCATGGAGAAACTTTCTGAGACTCACAAACAAAATCCCATTACGGGAGATTGGTACTATATTGCTTCGAAAAAAGAAGATAATGACAAGGCATAAAAACTAAGGGCACTTCGGTGCCCTTTTTCATGGTTTTTAAAAAATCCGTATAAATAAACTCATGGAAGAATCCGTATTCAACAAATTTAAACAGCAACTCGAAGAAGAGGGGTTGGATGCCAACTCGAAAGGTTCTCGAGACTGGTTTTTAGATAAGATAAAAGAAATAGCAGAAGAACCTATAGAACGAAACTCTTTAAAACGAGGATTACCAGTCGCCGCAAACTATTTTATCGGAAGAATGTACATGTTTTGGTATAAACCCAAAGGCAGACTAGAACTTCCGTATTACGATAGGTTCCCTCTAGTGTTTATGCTTGAGCAATATAAGGGTGGATTTTTGGGGTTGAATTTGCATTATCTTCCGGTGGACCTGAGACAGAAACTATATTACAATTTATTACCGAGAGCAACTCAACCTGTTTTTACTGATAGAACTAGATTGAAAATTAATTACACATATCTTTTGGGTAAAACGTTTTTGAGGGCGCACAGACCTTGCGTAAAAAGATACAGATACGACCAAATACTAGGCAAGGTTGCCTTAGTTCCGGCGTATGAGTGGGAAGTTGCCGTACATCTTCCAACAGCATTGTTCAGGAAGGCACCACAAAGTAGAGTTTATAGGGACAGCAGAATCCTTGCTAGGAAACCAGTATGACATTTAAAACCGACACTCTCCGCTCGTTGATCAACGACCAAAGAGGAATCGCCTCACAGAATAGGTTCTCTGTTATATTGCCATCTCTTTCCAGAACACCTAAACCTGGAGGGGGAATCGCCACCGACCCCATTCCCCCAAGAGAAATGAACCTTCTTTGTACTGCTGCAAGAATACCAGGCAAAAATTTCTCTCTCCTTGATAGGCAAATTGGAATGGAACCGATAAAGGTTGTCAATGGGTATTCTTCTTCTGACGTCTCCTTGACATTTTATCTCACAAACGACTATAGTGCCAGAAAATATTTTCAAGAATGGTCGGAATGTATAGTTTCTCCTTCACCCCCATATTCTGCTGGATTTCACGCAGACTATGCGAAAAGCGTAACTGTAATTCAGTTAGACAAAGGGAATTTAAACGTCCCTGACGGAGAAAAGGTTTATGAAGTTGAACTAGTAAAAGCATATCCAACTACCATAACAGAAGTCGAACTAAATAACCAAGCACAAGGAGCAGCACTAGAACTTACTGTTTCTTTTGTATTTTCAAATTATTTGATTAAATGATGATCGGAGATTATTATGGCATTACCACGTGTCAATGAAACGCTAAACTTTAATATGACTATTCCTTCAACTGGAGAAAGAGTAAAGTATAGACCATATTTGGTAAAAGAAGAAAAGGTTCTTCTTCAAGCATTTGAGTCAAAAGACACTTCAATGTGTTTACAGGCAATGAGCGATACTATCTCTTCTTGCCTAGACCCGAGTGCTAATATTAATGTTTCTGATTTGGCAACGTTTGACATTGAATACATGTTCACTCAGTTGAGAGCAAAGTCGGTTGGGGAAACCTCAACTATTATGATTCGTTGCAAAAATCAAGAGTGTAAAGAGGCAAACGAATACCATATTGATCTCGATACGTTGAACGTAGAAGTCCCAAAAAGTAAGAATATAATAAAAATTACTGATGGTATTTCTGTTGAAATGAGATATCCAACATATTCTACTTTACTCAACGGGGATGTAGAAAACGCAGAAAAAGACATGGGTTCTGCTTTAAAAATGATTTGTAAATCTATAGTAGCAGTTCTTACACCAAACGAGAGAATTGACGCAAGAGATCAAAGCGAAGAAGAGTTGATGGAATTTATACAGTCTATGACTGCAACGCAATTGAAGCAATTGACTTCTTTTTTGGAAGGTATGCCTGCGTTGAAACATGATGCGGTTTTTAATTGTAAAAAATGCGGTACTGAAAACGAATTACAACTAAAGGGGTTATCCGATTTTTTTTAGTAGTGCTGTCTCATGACAATTTGGTCAATCATTATAAAACTAATTTTGCCTTGATGCAGCACCACAATTACTCGTTAACAGAACTAGAAAACATGCTCCCATGGGAACGGGCGATTTATGTTGCTCTTCTTATAGAGCATATTAGGGAAGAGAACGAAAAAATCGAGCAAAGAAAGGCGATGGGGCGATAATGGCAACGTTAGAAGCGGTAGTAACAGAGTTACAAGAACTCAACCAGAATGTTGATCTCAACCTTGAAGCAAATTTTGAAATTAACGATAATATTTCTACTCTTAACTCTGGTATACAAGAACTTGTTTCTGTTATGAACAGTTTTGTTCAAACTGTTCCTGCTGCTGTTATGCAGGGGTTTGACGCATTACTTGATTTTGAAAAGACCCAAGCAAAACAGAAAAAAAGGGAAGAGGAAGTAGGGCAACAACAGGATAGCGAGAGAGAACCGTTTACACTAAAAGGTGCCTTCATGGAAGGGTTCAAATCGGACCCTGTTGGCGAAATGAAAAAGAACGTTATGGATTCTATTGGAAACGTTCTAAAGACCGTCGGTAAAGTCACAGCAGTTATTACCACTTTGTTTGGTGCAATCACCTTGCCCATGATCGCTGTTGCTGGTGCGATTACAGCTCTTGTCTCGGGGGTCATGAATTTTGTCGAAGATTTCAAAGCACAGGAAGGTTCCCTGTTCGATAAAATTATAGCAGGTATGATGGGTTTTATTGACGGAGTTCTTAAACTCATAACCCTTCCGATAGACGCTATGCTCTGGGTGGTGGAGAAAATTGCTGGAGTGTTGGGTCTAGAGACTATTGAAAACGCACTTTCAGATTTTTCTGTTACTGATTTTGTTGACGAATTGACAGACAGTATTAGAGATTTTCTCATTAGTGTAAAAAATTATATCTCAGACAAGATCAACGCAGTTAAGGAAGGGTTTCTGGGGTTTTTTGGACTTGGAAGTGAAGAAGAAGAGGAAACCTCTACTAAACGCGGAATGGAGATTCCTTCCGGAAAAGAAGGTGCCAAACTTAGTGAAAGAGGACAAGCAGCAGTTGACGACCTTAAAGGAAGTGGCGTACCTGAAGTTGATCCCGAGACTGGTAAGCGTGGAAGAACTATTGGTGACGTGCCTTCTCCAGTTAAAACGTCTTCTGCTGATGTCGTCAAGCAACAGCAAGAACAATTTAAGAAAGATTTTGCGTCAGGAAAAGTAAAACCGACGACAACAGAAGAACCTAAACCTGTAAAAGTCAAAAAAATAGCAGATGATTTCTATAAAGAACAAGAACTTAGCGAAAAAGTAGGTGCGTTACAAGCAGAACAACGTGATATAAGTGCACAAAAAGAAACTATTATACAGGAAATGTTGGCAAAGGGTATGAGAGTACCTGCTGATTCAAGAGACCCTGATTATCCGTTTGCTGATTTGGATAAAAGACAAGCAGAAATTCGTGCGGAATTGAAAACAGCACGCGCTGAACTGGATAAATTTAGAGAGAGTAAAGGTCCAGATAAATTCGATGCTGCGCTAGAGGACGACATTGGGTTTGATGCTGCAATAGAAGGAAGCGATGATTTCTATGATGAAAAACCTATGAAGTTGAAAGGTGATTCCGCAGGTAATGTAACAACAAAAGTAACTACCAAAGTATCGGAATCTGGCGGTGGTTCAACGACCACCTTTGCTGACAAGAAAGTTGATACCGAAAAAAGCAAAGCATTGAGAGCAGAAGCAGATAAAATGCAAGCAGATCTAGATGCCAAACTAGAAGGCATGGATGATATGGAAGCGTTTGATTACTTAATGACCGATGAAGGCGCAGCAGCATCAAACGCAATTAAGGCGAAGCGCGTAGAAGCAAATGCTGCTATGGGTAGTGTTTCAGTTGCACCAGTAGTAGAACCTGGACAAGACCGTGTTTCTCTTTCTGAAACTATGTCTTCTGAACAGTCAAAACTGGATGCTGCAAAGGCAGAAGAATCTAAACCAAGTGCTCCAGTCGCTATTAATGCACCGAACACTAACACAACCGTCAGCAATCAAACCATTAACGCTGGACCAATGCCATCTGCTACTGATAAAAGTGACAGAACAGACCGTAGAGCAGCATTTAGAGGAAGAGCAATCTAAGGTTTCTTTTTCTTTTTATAAGGTGCTAGCGGTTTTAACTTCTTTAGTTTTCCTGGTTGCTTCTTTAGAATACCCATCTTTTTGAGTTCTTCTTCAGTCCAAACCTGAAAAGAGTATCCATTGTCTTTGGCAATTTTTCCTGCTGCTTCCCATTTGTTGCAGTTCTTTATCCAAGCAAATGCTTCGTTCAACGATTTTTTAGACCTTGGATTCTTTGTTGCAGGTGGCAAAGTCTGTTTCTTTGGTTTTACTTCAACCAATAACACCTTCCCGTTTTTGTATTTTATCCAAAAATCCACGTGATAGTTGTGGTATTTTTTATCCACGTCATAGTAATACCGCACCACAAAGTCTTCGCTATTCCATTTAGAGACTTCTGGGTTACTGTCTAGATGCTTCATTACAGCAAGTTCCCAAGAACTCCTATAGACCACCTCTTGTGTATTTCCTTTGTATTTGGAAATGTTCTTGACTTTATATTTTCCTTTATAATTGTTTGCCATGGGTATAAATAACTGAACGGATATCCTTATTTAGAAGGCAGAAAATGGCACTCGTATTTCCAGTAGACAGGACTTCCTATTTGGGAGAACTTCGTTTTACTTTAGTAGACAAAGATGAAAACCCTATTCGGCGAGATGAAAACCAGAATGCGATCGAACAAGTTCAACTTTATCTTCCACAGGGTTTACAAATAGGAGATAAGGTTGAATATGAAAACGCAGATCTTGGAGCAGTTGGCGCAGCAATTGCCGGAGGTCAAACTGATCAAGGTGCCGCTAGTGAATCGTTACTTTCTGAAGATGTGCAGAAAAAACTTTTGGGAGATATCATAAGCAAATTTAGTTCTAAAGCAGGACAAATTGCAGCAGCAAGAAATAGGATTTCTCCAAACCCAAACACTCGCGCTCTATTTAAGCAGGTTTCTCTCAGAAGTTTCGCTTTTGCCTTTAAGTTTGTTCCTACTTCTGAAGAAGAAGCAGAGAATATAAAAGAAATAATACAGTTTTTCAGAAAAGAAATGTACCCAACCGATATTGAAACGACGGTTGGCGATACAACTCTAAGTTTAGGATATAACTTCCCTGATAGATTTGAGGTTGAAATGATTTATGATGGAAAGGTGGTTGGACCAAAAATCGCCCCAGCATACATCGATTCTTTTTCTTCAAACTATAACGCCAGCACACAGACCTTCTTTAAGTCTAAAGACGGTAATTCTTATTTCTCAGAAATCGATATAAACTTCACCCTTACTGAATCTAAAGCACTCAGCAGGGCAGATATTGAGGCAGGTTTCTAATGGCAGTTACTAAATTTTTTCAAAAGTTCCCTAAAGTTCCATATAGTTTTGGTGACGGAGAACTTCCTGTAAATTATCAAAATTTAAGCGTATACATTGATGCGTTTGAGCAATTGGGCGAATTTGATGCGTACTATCAAAATTATCAAATAAAAGATCACCAAAGACCAGATCAAATTTCTTTTGAGTTGTATGGCACCACAGATTTTTATTGGACGTTCTTTCTCATAAACGAAAAAACCCGTCGTTGTGGTTGGCCAATAGACAATTCTCAGGTTTATAACAAAGCAAAGCAGTATTACCCTAATGTCGCGATAACAACAACTGGTACTTCGTTTAATCAAGAAACAGTAACGAATAAACCTATGTCAAGGTCTCTTGGATTTTCTTCAGGCAAATGGGTTTATTTTCCTGTCAATAAAGTAGCAGCAAAAATACTTCGAATTGATCAAAACTTAGCAACATTGTATCTTGATATAAAAAGCATTCCTGCTGAAGAATCCTTTATGTATGCTATTTCTGAAAATGACGCGAAAGCAGTTAATACTTCTGGGTTTACTAATTTTTCACCAACTTTAACCAACGACGAATACCTAAAAAGGTATGATAGAACCGAAATTCATAGAGCGTATAATCAATGGGATGCTATACACCATTATGAAGACGCAGATGGAAACTGGGTGTACCCAACTTATAATGGACCCCCCGATTACCGTTTTCAATGGAACAGTGTTTCGTCATATCAATCAATTTCCTATTTTCAAAGAATGAGAGATTTTAATGAAGAACTTCGTTCCATAAAAGTTCTGAAGAAACCAGTCGTGTTACAGGTTGTGACAGAATTCAACCAGTTGTTGAAATTGAGATAAAAATGACGCAGAATGTAAATTCTCAAGAATTTAAGATCAGTGAGGCAACTATCTTCGCCGAAAGGTTGCAAGATGAATATAACATCACAAACTATATCGGAGAACTTTCTTTTTTTGAAGATATAGAAAGACCGTATGTTACCGCACAGATTGTGTGTATGGACGACATAGGGTTATTCGATGAAGTTAAGATTCGCGGGTCAGAACAAATACGTCTTACTGTTGAAGCAGCAGATCAATCAGTTGGTGATTTAAGATTCACTATGATTATGAATATAGTCTCTATCATACAAACCAACAAAGTTGGTGATAGGTCTGAGATCTACCATTTGAATTGTATTTCTCCCCATGCTTACAGAGATGCAAATATCAAAATTTCCAGAGCATACACAGGAAAACTTGAAAATATTGCTATGGGGATCTTAAAAAATCACTTGGACGTTGATGTTGACATCTCTTACATGGGTGCCTGGACTTCTATGCAGAAACCTGTAAAAGTTCTTACACCTTATATTAGTCCCTTAGAATCTGCTGAATGGTTAATGCAAAGAGCAACTACTATGATTGGGTCGCCTTTCTATATCTGGCAAACAATCTATGATCAGGTAGAAGGCAGAGACACTTTAAGGGTTGGTAGTCTCGAGTTCATGTTGAATGCTCCTGCTTTTAATCCAGAAAAACCTTTAATATATTCTGCTGCACGAGCACAAAAAGTTGCTGCTCTTCCCTTAGCGGAGCAAGCAGTTACCGTGAAAAAGTTGAGAGTGGAAAACATACAAGACACATTGAAAATGGTTCACGAAGGTGCTGTTGGTGCAAGATTGCAAACTGTAGATACCTATACGGGACAAGAATTTGATCGTCATTATGCGATAACAGACCAATTAGAAAGGTTATCAACTATGCGTTCTATTCCTTTTGGTGCCGAACAAAACGTTTTTGACGAAAAACAAGAATTGACATACGGTAACAATACTAGAACTCTAGATCAGTTGGACGCAAGATATTTTAACACTATAACTTCTTTTGGAACATATGGTTCTTTTAATAGTTACCACGATGTTCAAGATGCTTCTGAAGCATTAAATAAACTTAGAGCACCCTCTGTCAGAAGTATGTTTAACAAGAATATGATTGACATAACAATTCCTGGCATATCGTTTTTTGCGCAACTAGGTAATGGAAATTCTGGCGTCAGTGTCGGGGATACGGTTTATATTGACTTCCTTAACTCAGACGTAGATACAGACGACGGAACAGTATACAATGAAGACCTTTCTGGGTTATTTTTAATACACAAGTGTAGAAATATTTTCAGAGGCACGGTTCACGAAATCGTTGCTTCCGTTTCTAAGATTGCAACCAGACCACCGAAACTAGTATGAGACCTTTAAACACAGAATACTATGGCGACGATTTTCGTTGGTTTGTCGCCACCGTGATAGACAATTCTCCTCCATATGGATATGAGGGAAGAATTAAAATTCGCGTGCACGGTATTCATTCAAGAGACGTAAACGATATCCCTCAGAACGATTTGCCTTGGGCGCAAGTTATGACCCCAAGCGATACTTATGGCGGGTCTGGGTTAGGGACTCATTGTCAAATACTTCCAGGAACTTTAGTTTTTGGTATGTTTTTAGATGGCGCACATTCACAACTGCCTCTGGTTATGGGTTCTCTCCCCAGAGTAGAGTACCCATCAGCAGTTCAGGCAGCCAACAGGCAAGACCCGTCTACCAATCCTTTTACTTACATTTTCACACAATCTAATGCACAACTACAAGACCCAGTTTTCTATAATCCAAGACAACCTGATGATACTGGACCGCTTCCTGCTTCTGACGTTGCTAGGTTTTTTATTGACAATGGATTAAACGCAAAGCAGGCAAGTTCTATCACTGGGGTCTTACAAGAAATAAGCGGACTGGACCCCGCGCAAAATTCTAATGGTTTTGGACTTGCTGGTTGGCCACTAAATACGCCTCGTTATTCTAGGTTTGTTGCATACACAAACAGACTTGCTCCCTCTCGAAGTATAAACGATTTTGAAGGTCAATTAATTTATGTTATGCACGAAATGAGAAGCACAAGGTCTACTGCTCTTACAAAAATATCGCGCGCACGAGAGATAAAGGGAAACCTAACTGGTGAAAAGATAGACGGAATAGAAACCAAGGGCAATGGCCAAGTTGCTGCTTTAGTTAAGTATTATGTGCACCCTCTTACAACTTGCAGCCAATCAGATGCAGAAACTAAAGCAGAAGAAATATATAAAGGACTTGGGGCAAGGTAATGGCACTCTTAAACTTATCTGAAATTTCAAGTTACATTCGCAACCTCTATGATCGCGTCGGATTGGACGACCTCAGAGAAGGTCATGCTGCTAGAATTCGAGAATGGTTCATCGCCAATATGTCAAATATTGGCAGATATTCTAACCGAGATTTTGAGAGATTTGGTAGTCTAAACACTGCTGACCCGAGCGACCCAAACGTTGCCCAAAGACAAGATGGTTGGCAAGCAGTTACTGAAGAAGTTCCAGACATAGACCATATAACTTATGGTACTGGTATTCTTTATATTCATGGTGAGATGGAAATTCCTTCCACCGAAGATAATCCAGGAAATGCTATTGTCGGAGACGAATTTGCGCCAACATCAAGAGAAGCAGATGCAAGCACTATCGCAGGACAACATTTTTTGGTTGCTACAACTTCTCAAAAGGGAACGTTCAACGAAACTCAAGACGGAAGTGATGTTATCCAAGGATATAAGTGGAACTTTTCTAGCGATACTCCTACTGGAGATGGCGACGAATCTGGGCATTGGTGGTATGATACGATAATAAGGTCAGGTTCTTCTCCAACCAAGACAAGTTCTTATAAAGAAACTTCTACTAAAAGAAACGCTGAAGCAGCTGCTACCTCAACAACTCCATCTGAGTTTAACGATGCAACTATCTACGGATTAGACAACGAAAGAAACAACTATCCATTTATTATCATTAATTCTGGCCAACCACAGAGTATTAACACCTTATTACAATCCCTTGACGGAGACAACGGAATGTTTGACGGAACTCTTCCTGGACCTGTTACTTTGAATAACACATATCCGCCTCAAGCAAATAACGGACTAACTATCTCTCAAGAAAACCGTAGAGCAATTCTTGACTATATTTCTCCGCTGAACGAGACTCCATCTGATGGCAATTCTTAATCAATCAACTTACAACCAGTACATTGCTGAAGGTATAAGAAATGCCTCAGGATTGTCGAGCAGTCTTGGTATATTTTCTGGTGGGTCGATGCCCGATATTGTCAGAACACAAATTGTAAAGATTATTTCTGATGCTTTGCGAGGTATCGATACAAATATTCCTGGGAATATTCCTGGAGAAATTTATGATACAGTTGCCGACTTGATGCTTCCCTTCACCCCTTCTATGAACAAAAACACCTTGATCGATGTATTGAAGTCCAATTCTGTATTTGGGCAAATTGGAGGAGGAATATTAAACCTTGATACGGTTATTGCAGACGCATTAAACAGTTTTATTAATTACTATGAAAGAAGATTACTTGAAGTCACAGGAGGGGTTGGCGCAGTTTTGGGTTCTTTGGGGATCAGTGGATCTCTTGCTCAAATAGCAGAACAAATTACAGGAGATGTTGTAGCGTCTATTAATGCTTCTTTGGGCACCTTGCTCTCTCCGTTAGAATTATCTAATATATCACCAAGAGTTGTTGCCACTTTTTTAAAAGGTTCTGGCGAAATAAATCTGTTCACTGATCTTCCTCCTTCTTTTGCCCCCCTTCTCACAGATCCAGAAATCAAAGACCTTGTGACCTCTGTGGCAGATCCTTTGGGTAATGTAGACCTTGACGACCTAAGTCCTTCTCAGAGAGATACCTTTGCTGCTTCTTATGTGAAAGCAGCAAGCGGGACTAATGCTAGTACTGGTTCTTTGCAGTCTTTGATGTCGTCAACTAGGGGCACCATCGCGGGAACTATTGACAACACGACCGATTTGCCAGGACCAAACCCATATATTATTGACGTAGATACTATAGACGCAGAAGGTTCTTTTATTTCTTCTATAGAAGAACTTGAGGCAGAGATGTCTAGCATCACGAGAGGCATAAGCGAAGTCATAGTGCATTGGTCAGAGACTTTCACAAACGCCAACCTTAGTGCTTCTCAACTCACAGAACTAACGGGAGCAGGTGATAATGCTTATCATCTTATTATTCGTAGAGACGGTTCTGTTGAGAGGGGCGTCCCTTTGAATAAAGCAGGAAAGCATTGCGACCTAAATGGACATGACGAACACTCAATAGGAATCTGTTTCGTTGGGGGGTTGAACGTTTCTACTGGAGCATCAAACCTTTACGAAGTTGCTTCTACAAGATCGATTAGTAGATCTCAGTATAATACTTTTTATCAAATTATGAGAGTATTTTTTAGTCAGTTCCCAGGAGGACAGGCACTCGGGCATATGGACATAGACCCAACACAAGAAGATCCAGGGTTTGATGTTCGGACTTACGTTTTCAACAACTTTAATAAATTAAGTTTGTACACTGACCCAATTAATCAAGCAGGGTTTACACCAGATGATATTTTAGCAAAACTTGAAGAAACTAATTCCGAGATAGATGCACTTGAAAAAGATCCAGACGTTATGGAGAAGAAGTTTTGACAACAACAAATAACAAAATTGAAGACCGTCTGGCAAAAGAAAACGGTGTTGAAAGAGAGTTCAGCGTTGGTATCTCTCGAGACGGTATGTCAGATCCAACAGGCGAATACCCTCTCCGTTCTAACTGGTTCTCTCCTAGTGTAAGTGCTTCAGCACGTGGTATTCAAATAAACGACCTTCGTTTAGGTGGATCTACTCTTGGCGTAAACTTTGACGTTCCTTATGCTTCGCCTTCAATCTACCCATTTAATCAAGCAAACACCACTCCCTCTGGACATTCGTTTGAAATAGACGATACTCCAGGGAACGAAAGAATACTGTTGAAGCACCACACAGGTGCTGGAGTAGAACTTAAACAGGACGGTTCTGTTGTTGTGGTCTCTAGGTCGCACCAAGTACAGGTTGCTGGTGCTGATCACGAATTAGTAGTTTCTGGTCAAGGAAATTTAACCTATGACGGAGACCTAAACCTTGTTGTTAATGGAAACTATAATGTTGAAGTTGGCGGGACTATGAACGTGAACGTCGGCGCAAATTACAATCAGTCAACTCATGGTTCGTTAATTACTGAAACTGGTGATACCCATAGCACAATTGTTCGTGGTAACAAGGACACAAAAGTTTGGGGAGACACGTTTGATTTTTATTCTAGCGATGTAAAGATTGTTGGTAAAAAAGACATTAGAGTTATCGCGAAAAAAGATCATATCGTCAATGCTGGTAGAAACGTGAGGGCGACAGCAGAGGACGGTTGGCATGTTGCGTCAGGAAATCAGGCAGTGCTCTCTTCGAAAGATGTAACGGTTGTTGCCCCAACAGGAAAGATCGGTGGGTCTAATATGCACTTCGTAGGGTCTCTCTACACAGGTCCAGACGACGATAATGGTAGTGCTACGGTATTCCAAGGAAACCTTGTAGGACGCGCTCTGGAGGCGTGGACAGCGAAGTTTGCTCTGTACGCAGACGAGTCTCACTGGGCACATCGATCGAGTTATGCTACTAAGGCAGATACTTCTAAGTATTGTTTCCATGCATTTCAGGCAGTAAGTTCACCAGTGGCAGACCCTGGTGGTAATGTACCTGGCACTGTTGATGCAGTTGGATATGATCCGACAAGCACAACAGCACACGATGGTTCGCCTACATTAACATCTGACCCAACCTATCAATTTGACTGGGGATGGAACGTCGACGACACAAACACTGCTGGACCGCAAATAGAAGGCAGGGTGGGTGCTAACGTTTCGCCAAACTATTCAACAACAGGAGATTGGAACGACGTTTACTTGAAGACGTCTCCGTTTGCTGTTCGTAAGGTACTTGTTGACGAAGATAACACGATCGAAGATAAGATTGCGAAGATTGATTCGTACACGTATTACTTTAACTGGACACCAACCACCCAAGAGATTCGCTCTAAATTGCGTACGATGGACGGTGCTAACGATGCACAAACTTCGCCAGAGAAACAGACCGATGGCGCCAAGTGTATTCAATCTCTTCTTGACGAAAACAGAATACACCCTCACTATACGTTGCCGCTTCCTCCTGCCCCATACGAAATTAAGAGGACAGGACAGGCACAACCTACAGCAAAGTTTGGATACAGTCTACTCGGGAACCCTGTAGAAAGGTCTTCTAAAACGTTTTTGCCAAAGAACAAAGTTTCTTCTGTCAGAACTATTTTGGCAGATCCAGTTTATAATCCAGATAAAAACAGCACACCAATAACAAGCAACACAAAACTATCTAAGTCTTGTACTGTTTCTAAATTCCTCGGTGCACCTGGATCTAAAACTTCACTAGATTTTGTGCCGCTGTTTGATCAAAGACAAAACTTAGCAAGGCAGTGGTACTTGCATGCTTGGTTGATGGAAGGTATTGCCTCCTCTAATGAGTTTGGTCGACATAGACTACAAGTTACAGAAGGATATTATCACCCTGCCAGCGGTATCAGGGAAGCATATGATGCATCAAAAGAACAACCAACTGCTCGTTATTGGAGAGAACCCTATAGAAAAGAAGATGGCGGTTCGACGCAAATTTCTTTGATCACAGGCAGACCAACAATCAATCAATTGAAGTATGAAGGACGCGCTGTTGTATACACGCTGTTCAACTCAAGGGGCAAGATTGACTACAGTGCCACCTTTGACCTCTCTTTGTATATTAGAGATACTTTCTTCTACGATCAATTAAGTTTAGATTACGACTTTATTCGCCCAGACGGAATATTGTCTCAGCAGTTAATTGTGGTTATGCCAACTGTAGACACAAGTTTTAAAACTTCTTTTCAAATGAAAGTTGGAACGTACTTTAATAGAAGAATACTTTCTGAGGACGATTTGGTAGAGATATCTGATTAATTGGCGTATAAATAAATGAAGTAAATTAATTGGAACCTCCGATGGCACTGAATAGAGTACTTCCAGGGTTAAAAAATAAAACTCTACTTACAGGAAAGACAAAATTCAACTCAGACGTTGATTTGTCTTTTACAGCCAAACCAGGGACACCTACCAGTTACGACAGTTCTGGTGTTGGGCAAGATTTTAAAGGCGACATTTATAAAAAAACTGATGTTGCTGCTGTACTACAGTCTGTCGAAAATATATTGTTAACCAATACCCAAGAAAAACCTTTTGAACCCAGTTTTGGTGGAAATTTGAGATCTCTCTTATTTGAAAGCAGTACCAAAGTTTCTGAACCTTTTGTGACAAGAATAATAACCAAAACCCTACAGCGTTGGGAACCTAGAGTTGAAGTAAAAAATATTACTTATCTTCAAGGAGAAAAAATTATTGAGAGCGGTTCTTCTGATCTTCTTAGGTATTCTTCTAATGATTTGAGGATAAAACTGGACTTGAACATCAAAAACATAAGTTTCGAAGAAACTGTCACAACAACCATAAATTTGAATAGGTTACGATAATGGCAACCACAATAAAATCAACAGAATTAGACTTCAATGCCATTAAAGAAAGTTTAAAGAACTTTTTAAAAGATGGTGGGCAATTTAATGATTATGATTTCGACGGTTCTGGTATAAACAATATTTTAGACGTTCTTGCATATAACACTCATTATAATGCACTTTTGACCAATTTTGCATTAAACGAGTCGTTTTTAGTCACAGCACAATTAAGACCTTCTGTTGTCTCTTTAGCGGAATCTTTGGGATATATTCCGGACTCTAAAAAATCTTCTGAGTGCACTATTAATTTTTCAATAACTCCAAACTCGGTTAGCAATTTAGCGACTCAGGTCAAATTACTTCCTGGTGAGTTGGTCCTTCGTGGAACAAAAGACGAGGTAGACTATACATTTAGTAATAGGGTAACTGTTGAAGCATTTTTAGAAAATGGGACGTATAAATTTTATCCTGCGGGCGACCCTGATGGGACAATTTTCGTCTACGAAGGAGAAGAGAGACAACAAGACTTTTTGGTTGGGTCTTCATTAGATACTGTTTATGTTATCCCCGACAAAGAAGTTGACATAAGCACTGCCATTGTCAGGGTGTTTGAAGATCAGGCATCCTCTGAGGTAGACGGAGGTTCAGAATTTTCTGTTTATCAAAACCTAGTTGACGCTACAACGATTGATGAAGAATCTAGGTTGTATGTTCTTAGAGAATCCCCTAATGGATTTTATGAGTTGTCTTTTGGTAACGGAACAACTCTCGGTGTTTCACCAAAGGCAGGAAACGTCGTTGCTGTTAATTATCTTCGAAATAGCGGAGAAACAGCAAATGGAATACAAAGTCTTGTTCTTGCTTCTGACATCTACATTGGAAGTTATCTCGTAGACCCCAATTTAGATACAGTTAATCTCGAAACGGTGACAAGTTCCTCTGGCGGTACTGCTGTTGAGTCTATTGAATCTATAAGAAAAAATGCCCCATATCAATTTTCTTCACAAAACAGAATGGTAACTGCTAACGATTACACCGCACTCATACTAAAGAAATATTCTTCTTTTATTAGTGACATACAATCTTGGGGAGGACAAGACGAACTTGACCCAGATTTTGGAGCAGTATATGTTTCTATAGTCTGGAAAGCAGGACTAAGTTCGCAAACAATTTCTAATACTAGGCAAAAGATTCTAGAGTTAGCAGAACAATATTCTATAACATCTTTTCAGTTAAGGTTCCAAGATCCAGTAGAAACTTATATTGCGACTGAAGTGTTTTTCCAGTTTAATCCTGCTTTGACAGGATTGACTCAATCCAACATACGAGCAGCTGTGAACACTTCTGTAGAAGAATATTTTGCAGAAAATACTGGAAGTTTTGGTAAAGTATTTCGTTTGTCAAACCTGTTAACCGATATTGACGCTACTGATCCTTCTGTGCTCTCTTCTCGCGCGGAAATTGTTCTTAATAGAAGGGTATTTCCTCAATTGACACAGATAAAAGATTATGTTGTAAAATTCCCAGTCGCAATAAGAGACCCTGTTGTACAACAAGCAAAAACTGTCTATACCAGCGAGTTTACCTACAAAAATAAAACAGTGTTTATAAGAAACAAATTGAACGAAAGAGTTCGTGTTTCTGGCGAAGGACAAGACGCAGTATTTGAAGTTAGACCTTCTAACGTTTTAGAAATAGTCGATTCTTTTGGTGACGTCGTAGTAGACAATATAGGTTCCTACGATAGAACTACTGGAACAGTTACTATAACTGGATTAAATGTTCAATCTATTCCAGGGGGAAGATCTTACATAAAACTTTATGCTATTCCTGCAAATAAATCTGTTGTGACTTCAGTCCGAAACAGTATTGTAAAGTTTGATGCAGAAGAATCGTATTCCAAAGCAGTTATCACTGACACCGAGTAACAAGCATGTCAATTGACAAGACAACATCCGATATCTATCGATACGACCTAGACTTTGATCGGTATGAAGTTTTTAATGCTTTGCCGTCTCATTTCGACGATAAGTACCCAAATTTAGTAAAGTTCTTGGAAGAGTATTATAAAAGTCTTGAAGCAGGGGATAACCCTGTTTCAAATATTCAAGATCTCCTAATATCCCGTGATGTAGTACAAACAAAAACTGAATTTTTGACATTTATCGCAAGCGAACTTTTACTCGGCGAACCTTATTTTGAAACGTTCAACGATAAAAGATCAGCAATACAATACTCAAACATACTCTATAGATCTAAAGGAACAGAATATTCTATAAAACAGTTTTTTAGGATATTTTATGGAGTAGATATTGAAGTAGAATATGGGAGAGATAGAGTATTTAATGTGGGCGACCCCAGATTAGAAACGCTAGAGTATATTGGTGGTGGGGTTACAACAGGTAATAACTTTTCTTTTACATTTCCGGACGCAGTAGTTACAGTCTTTCTGCAAAAAGATGACGGAGAATTCATAGAAATTGTTGAAGGTGTAGACTACGAATTAAATTATTTTGAAAAAAAGGTTTCTTTAAAAACTACCTCTACTCCTTCTTGGGCAGTTAATGCAGAAGGCAACCCAACTTCATATGCATCTGATGTTTCTCTTAATTATGCTGCTAGTAACGCTTTGCTATATCAAGGAAAAAAACTTAGAATTGAATCTGAAAAAACTTCTAACACAGCAATTGGTTCTGATGTTACGGATAAAAGAATAACTGACAATAGGTTTTTCCAGTTATATGGATTGCTGATATCTACACCACTTTCCGTTAATGTTTGGCAAAGAGCATATAAGTCTTTCATTCACCCAGCAGGTATGTACCTTGCAGGAAAGGTAGACATAACTTCAGTATTTGATTTGGGGTTGGGGTTGGTTCCACCTGCTCTTATCCAACCGCCTCCACCAGTATTAATTGTGCAAACAACTAATATAACAACAAAACAAGAAACAAAGGGACTTCTAACCTCTTCTGTTACTGAGATTGCTCCTGGTCCGGATGGATATAGAATTAGAACCAGACCAAACGATATGTTCCACCCAAGAACAATTGCAAATTGGGACACGCAATATGGTTCTCTCGCTGACGCGGATGATATAAATGCTAGAACTCTTGATGATAGTTATGCTGACCTATCTAATATAATCAATTTGATAGACGAAGATGTTTGGCATTTCAGTTATTTGCATTCTGTTGATAGTGACGGACTCGGTAACGGCGACTCTGCTCCTATTTTGGGATATAATGGCGACATATAGTTGATTTTGAATAAAACCCTTATAAATAGTCAATACAAATAAACGGAAATTTTGGAAATGGCAACCAGAGAAATTTTAAACAACGGTACTACTGCCAATGATGGTACTGGCGATACTTTACGTCAGGCAGCAGATAAGATCAATACAAATTTTCGGTCTTTATTTCTGCTGTTTGGGGATTCTGTCTCTTCGACCACAAACATCAGTTTTGATTCTGACGGTTCAATTATTTTTGAAAATGGGACATACGATACAAAATTAGTTGCAGCAACTACTTCAGGTAGTAATAAAACTATCACTCTCCCTAATGCTACTGGCACCGTTGTATTAAAGGACACGACAGATATCCTGACCAACAAAACGTTGGTTGACGTCATTACCGATGACATTCACGATAGCAACGATAACCCAATTATTTCTTTTAATGGTACTCCAAACGCAGTTAATCATTTTGAAGTTAAAAACGGCGATTCTTCTTATGGAGTTGTCATTGGGGTTACGGGGGATTCAGGCGATGTAGATCTTCATCTTCATCCACTTAACAACGGCGTAGTTCATGTAGACAGCAGACTTGTGTTTACTACTGAAACAATTACAACTACAGGATCTACTGCCAGCGTCAAACTTCCAACTTCTTTTCTTAACAAATCATCTACACCTTTTGCGGTTGCCCTACCAGACGGTGTAACGATAGGAGATGAGAAAAAGTTTGTAAATATCAATACTGGTACTGCTACGATCACCCCAGCAAATTTGGCGGGTGGAACAACAATACAAGTCGCTCAACACGCTGCTTGTTCTTTAATCTGGTCAGACTCTGCTTGGCATCTGATTACAGATACTGGCATCACATTAGCATAATAGGTAAAGGAAATGGCCGCTACTATAACTGAAAGTCTAAAAAGAGATATATTAACTGATCTCTATAACAGCACCCAAAACGTTGGATTAGATTCAGGGCAAGACTCGGATAGATTTTATTTGGCGATTGGAAGATCAGAGGAATGGGATTCTGACGTAGAACCACCTGCACCAACTCCAAGCAATCGCTCCGTTAAAGATTTTCAAGCATCTATCCAGTCAATGAAATTGGTTCCGGACGTTTCCTATGTTGTACCAAGGCACAGTTGGACTGCTGGTAACTTTTATGAAGCATGGGACGATGAGTATAATTCTAATACAACGATTTCTGCTTCTGGCGATATTCAAAACCCGTATTACGTTCTTACTGACGACGATAATGTTTATGTTTGCCTTCAAAAAGGGTATACCTCTCAAGCAATTCCTAGACAATCTCTGTATAAACCAATAGACACCTCAGGAAACCCCTTTTCTGCTGGTGACGATGGATATATCTGGAAGTTCATGTACAATATTGGCGCAGCGGAATCCAGAAAATATATTACTTCTGCTTACATGCCTGTTGAAAAGGTGTTAGACTCTTCTCAAACAAATATTCCTTTCGATAATTTATCAGTTTCTCGTAGACAACAATTTGGATTACAAAACAATGCGATTCCAGGACAAATCATCGGAATAGCAGTAGACAGCGGTGGTTCTGGTTTTACTTCTAAACCGACAATAACCATTACACCAATTTCTAGAAATACGTTAACAAAGTTCGATTCTGCTCAATTAGATTCTGATGTTACTCCAGCGCAAGCATTTGCTCGTATTCATAATGGATCAATATATGAAGTAATTATGAAGGCAGACTCTACTGACGGGGACAGTGTAGGCACGTTTACTTTCGGCAAAAATTATTTTGATGCTTCTATTACTGTATCTGGAGGTGGCGGAACTGGGGCAAAACTGCGCGCAATTATTGCTAATGATTCTGGTATGGGAGGAAACCCCATAAAAGATTTAAACTCTTCTGCTATAATGTTTAACGCAACTTTAGACGGAACAGAAAATAACGATTTCCAAGTAACTAACGATTTCCGTCAAATAGGGATTATTAAAAACCCACTAAAAGATTCTGCACAATATCCTGGGTTTTCTGGAGATTCTGCTGCAAGCGATGTTACACTTAATGCGCTTAAAAAATTGTATGTTGCGGGCGGGTTGAATTATTCCAATATTCTTGGTGATGAAACTGTTATAGGTAGTGTTTCTAACGCAAGAGCAGTCCTAGATTATTTTGACGAGACGAACGATATTTTGTATGTTCATCAAACAAGAGAAACGGGATTTAAACCTTTCACAGATTCTGACACTGTTTCTGTTGGTGCTGGAGGTAGTGGTATTTCTGTTATCCCCAACCCAGCTGGAGGGCAACCCGTTCTTCGCCCTGCTGAGGTAAACAACTTCTCTGGAGAAGTGATCTATATAGACAACAGGTCACCAGTTACCAGAGATAATGAACAGACAGAAGACATTAAGATTGTAATAGACCTTTAAGGAAATAAGAAATGCCTAATCAGTTTACATCAACAACGTTCTCTGATACATATAGGGACGATTTTAAAGATAGTGCTGGATACCATAAGGTTCTATTCAATTCTGGACGTGCTCTCCAAGCGAGGGAACTCAATCAGTTACAGACTATTTTACAAACTCAAATCACCAGAATGGCAAACAACATCTTCATGGATGGTGCTGCTATATCTCCGAAATCATCTGGTGCTGGAACTGACATCGTTGATTATGTTATCGTCACAGACGCATCTTTTGCCCTTGATGCCGCCGACTATATTGGGTTAGAGTTTACAGGCGAATCAAAAACAGGAACGAGCGGACTAAAGTTTCAAATAAGTTATATTCAAGAAGCGAAAGACGATAACGCGGGTGAGAGTACGATTCATATCTTGTATGGAAGGTATGTCTCTGCTAATCAACAAAGTGTTTCCACAGACGTTCAAACCGAATCTTTAACGTTTGATGATGCAGAAACGTTAGTAAACGGTAGTAATAGTCTTACTGTTCGAACAAAACATAGCGGTTCGGCGATAAACTCTACTGGAAAGGGTGTCCTCTTTTCTGTACAAAGAGCAGAATTTTACGTTCAAGGACACTTTGTATACGTTCCTAAACAAACTCTAGCAATATCAAAATACAGTTCTTATGTTGATGCAGAAGTAGGGTTTGAAGTAACGCAAGATGTGGTAACTACCGCTGATGACGATGCTTTGTACGACAATCAAGGAACTCGACCTAATCTGTCTGCTCCTGGTGCCGATCGATATAGAATCCAGATGACTTTGTCTACGAGAGACGCGGTTGCAGTAGCAGAAGATTTTGTTTCCTTTGCAACTGTTCGTGCTTCTAAAATCGTACAAATAAAAGAAGGAACTGACAATTTTAATCAATTTGAGAAACGACTAGCACATCGCCACCATGATACTCATGGAAACTTTATTGTCAACGACTTTGAGATACAATTTAGAGAAGGCGATGACAGTGCTCAAATGATTTATGACATTCCTGCTGAACAGTTAGGGGTGCGTCCACTAGCATTTTTAGATGGATTCCGCCTAGAGCATAAAGTCGGAAAAAGTTTAGTTGTACCGAAACCAACTTCTTTTGTTACCGACTCAGATCAAAACATTAATGTTTCTTACAAAAACTACGTTGCCTTTGACAACCTAAGTTCAGGCGATAGTTCTCTGGGCAACTTAGATAGTGATTTTGAGAACGCAATAACAAATCAAAAGAAAATTGCTCTATTTGATGCGGATTCGGCTGTTATTGGTTATACCAGAGTGAAATCTCTTGTCGACAGAGGTTCTGCTATAGACAGTGCTCGATACAGAATGCACCTTTTCGACATACAAATGTCTGGCGCGAATAATTTTAGAGACGTATTTGCTATCGGAGATTCTACCGATTTTGCAAAAGCAGTAAAACCATTGAGGGAAGATAATCAGACTTATGTAACTTCTCCAGAAACGAATACCAGTCTTTTTGAAGTCCCTGGAGGAAGGGTCAAACAAGTCAGTGTGGATAATTTCACTGTTCAAGAACAGACGAGTAAAACGGCAAGTGGTGGTGTAGTGACTATCACAATTGCTGCTGACGAATCTTTTACAGATGAGGCGCAATGGATCGCGATTAGAAAGGATAACAATACCGTAGAGAATATTGACGGTAAAATATCAGTAGTTGGAAACACAGCTACTATTAGTACTCTAAGTGGGACAACTTCTCGATATGAAATTTTCTATTATGTGAGCGTTGATGACCCATCACCAAAGTCTAAAACATATTCAGAAAATTGGTTCGATTTTTCTCGTACTTCGCCAGATAGTGACTTTACTATTGATCCTCTTTCTATTACTGCTAATGAATTGTATGATGGTATTTCTTTGATTGCAGCATACGATAGTGATAGTGCTGGTTCAAATGTTCTGCACCAAGTCGCTTTTGATCCAGGGCAAAGAGACAATTATTACGGACCTGTAAAATTAATCCCAGACGGGGTTGCTGCTGCCGTTACAGATATAAGAGCCAAGGTCGCATACTTTACTTGGGGATCGGGCGGAGACTTTTTCTCTGTTAATTCTTATGACATAGAAGATTCTACTTGGTTTGACTACGGCGATATTCCGAATTATGTTTCTAATAAAAGCGGTCGAATATATCCATTACACAACTACCTAGACTTCCGATCAAAACTAGATCCTGATTCTAGTGCAATGACTTCTGGAGATCGTTTTAGGTTGCCAAGAAACGACGATCAAATAAACTACGGTGTTCAATTTTATAATCACCGACTAGACCATGTGGTTTTGAAATATGACGGCGATTTTCGCCCAGTGGTTGCAGTAAACCAAGGAGAAGAATCTTTACAACCAGTACCTCCAGGAGAGAAAAAGGGAGAAATGGTTCTGTTTGATGTTGCTCTTGGAGGAAACACTAAGAGTTCTTCTGACCTGTCCTGGAACCGTCGACAATATCGTGGGTTTAAAATGAACGACATACACGATATTGAGAGAAGAGTTGCTCGTCTTGAAGAAACTGTTTCTTTGACTGCTCTTGAACAGGAAGCATCTAACCTCGTAGAACTTGATGCTGACGGTAATATCCGCTCCAAGACTGGTTTCTTTGTAGACGATTTCACTAAAGGTTATGCGTTCACTGCCTCAATTATTAACAACAGCTTTATAGACGATGCGTCTTTTGCTACCTCATCTTTAGATGAGGGTAACTTCACTATGCATTGTAAGTTAGAAGCAGAGAATATTGGGTTTAATTATGACTCTGCCAATCTATATTCTTCTCGTGGTGTAACAAAATCTAACATAATCAAGAAAGGTGAAAACCTTATGTTAGACTACATAGACGTTTTAGACACGAGTATGAAAAATGAGATGATTTCTTGGAAATCTACTGGAAACTATGAAGAATTTGGATATTATAATGTAAACCCATTTAACGTCTTCATGGGAGAAGGTATTCTTCGTTTGAACCCATCAAGAGATATTTGGTTCGATACTCGAAGGTTGCCAGACAAGCATATTAATGGCGGTACTATAATCCGTCGAATTGGTGAACCTTTAGTACCAAGAACTTTTACTTATTCCAGAACTTCTGTTATTATTCGCTGGGTTCCTCGCCCTAGAACAGAACCTACTGGACCTGCTGGACTTTTTGGTGCGCTCCTTGGTTCTAGCAATACTGCCCTTGGTCGTGATAACCAACAAACTGAAGACAACTGGTTTGATTTGGTAGACTTACAAGGTGGAACTAGAACAGAGACATATCGAGTCACGCAGAGCGTCAGAACTAAGGTTGTCAGCGATCAAACGTTCACTCGCGATCTTGGTGACAGAACTGTTGCTATTCTTTCAGTACCTTTCATGAGGCAGAGAAGAATTTTTGCTAAGGCACAAGGAATGCGCCCGAACACTCGTTACTGGTGTTACATGAATGGAATACAAATGAATCAGTGGGTTCGAAGTAGAACAGAAACTGAGTATAACTCTTCTATTTCTGCTGGCGATCACAGAAGAGGAGTTGCGCAAACAAACGTAAGTTTGAAAAGTCACCCATTCGGTAGCGATGCTGAAAGAACTTTGATATCTGATAACGACGGAGAATTGTTCTTTGAACTCTGGATTCCTAATAATTCTGTGATTCCTATTCCCCTTTCTACGCAATTCAACACTCAGCAAGAATGGAATCAGTGGATTGCAAATTCTCGCAAGTATGCAAAACAATATGGTTCGGTAAAATCTGTTAATGCGTTGAATGAAATGGGTTGGAAGTTCCGTTGTGGAACGCATCAGGTTAAACTTTTAGACATATCAACGTATAACCCTGATGGGGCGTTGTCCCGTGCATCAACTTCTTATAGCGCATGGGGAAGAATTTCATTAAGAGAAAGAACCTTTGCGCATACTCGGGTGGTTACTGTTCAAGATGAGTATGTTACTGAGAGTGAAGAACTTATTGGAGTTAGCGAAGATTGGAGACCAAGGGATCCCCTTGCACAAACATTCACCGTCGACGGTGGTGCTGGTGTTCCTGGAGTTTTTGTAACCAAAATTGACACGTTTATTCGAAGCGCACCTAGCGTATCAGATACTCAGGTTCCACTACAATTGCAACTAAGGACAGTAAGTAGTGGTGTTCCTGATAGAGACGTGATCAGCGAACAACACAGAGTGTATAAAACTGCTGCTGCTGTTAGGACTGCTATATCAGGACAGACTGAAACTTTGGCTTCTGTTCTTGCTCATCCAGTAACCTTTGAGTTTGAAGAACCAGTATTTTTGCGCTCAGGAGAAGAATATGCCTTTGTTCTTTTAGCAGAGTGCGATAAGTACGAAGCATATGTTGCGACAACCTATGATCTTGTGTTGGGTTCTACTTCTAAAAGGGTTTCAAAACAACCATCGAAAGGTTCATTATTCCTTTCTCAGAATGGTTCTACTTGGACGCCAAAACAAAATCAAGACATGCCATATCGGATTTACACCGCGAAGTTTAAAGAAACAGGTGGAGCAAACTTTTATAATGAACCGCTCGAAAGGCATATCCATAACTATGCTTCGAGTTTGCGTGTAGACTCAGATAATCTTAACAGATTGCGAGTAGACCACCTTGGGCATGGACTTGGCTGGGGAGACCTAGCAGCAATAACAGGACTGGATTCTGCGGCCAAGTATAACGGTGTGTTTGGTTCTAGTATAATGGATTCCGCGAACAAAGTCATAAATCCAGATATAGCAGGATATTATATTTCTCTCGATAGTGCCTTCACCTCAGTGGGAACTTTTGGAAGCGATTCTGTTGCAAGTAATAGAGGATTTTTCATTGACCGCGCATTGTTGAATTTCCAAGATCACGAATTTGAAAACACTGGTATTGTGTACAACGCAAGTTTTGTTAGCGGAACTTCTCATTCTAAAATCTCGCAAACACAAGGTGTTGATGTACGGTTTAATATAGACAATACCAATACAACTATGCCAAATACTTTGCCATATTTCTTTAAAACACCAAAATATGTTGCCAATCAAAATCAAGAAGATTCTGTTCTTTCAGCACCTTCTATTGTGGTTAGCGCAACGTTGACCACTAATCAAAAGTCGACTTTTGGTGGAGACCTTTTCCGAGGAGGTGTGAGTTCTGGGTATGTTTCTGACGTTTCGCCTATAATTGATACGCAAAGTATCGGTATGGTCGTTATGAATAACGTTATTGACAATCAACCGATCGATTCAGACGCAGCAGGAGTAGCTGAGAATCGTCCTGAAGGTTATATCCGTGAGTCTCACCCAACGCTGGGAACAACTCCTTCCAAGCACATAACTAAGATCGTGCAGTTAGGACAAGCAGCAAACGGAATTAAAGTTCTTTTGGACATGTATAGACCTCCACAATCAAGTTTTGATCTATACTATAGGACAAGTGCTGAAGCGGACGAGAATATGTACGAGAATTCTTGGATTTTAGCAACTGCTCAAAACGATCCTGCGCCTTCACCTTGGGTGAATAATGACGAAAATATTACCTTTACGGAATATCGATATCTTATCGGAGGGGAAACAGGTACTCTTCCCGATTTCACCTCTTTCCAACTGAAGGTTGTGCTTAAATCGACAAATACTTGTCAAGCACCAGTGTTAGGTAACATTCGCGCTATTGCTCTGATATAATGTCTGAAGCGCATTTTAAAAAGGTAGAAGGTTCTAGTAGTTTATACAAGAACCTTGCTACTGGAACTGTTATAAATACCAATGAAGAGGAGATCCGTCTTGCGCGACGGCGCAAGGCGATTTCAATCGAACAAAAAGAAAATAAATTGAAACTAGAAAGCGAATTCGCTTCTCTTAAAGACGAGATCTCAGAACTCAAAGATCTTATAAAAGGATTGGTAGGAAAGCAAAATGGCATTTGATAGCGCACACCCACTTTTTCAAACTACTGACACTTTCCAGCAGTTAATTCAAGACCTGAATTACTATGGCGATAATGTCGATTCAGATCTAAGTTATCTCGATTCAGCAATAGGTCCAGGAGGCAATAAAACTCTTCGTGGTCTTGACGATTTTACTGCTGGAACTCTGGTAGATGCATTAAACGAACTCGATTCAGACTTACACGGATCTGGTGGTGGTTCTGGTGCTGATCTAACCACACAAGCAAAGACGGTTGTTGGCGCAATCAACGAGATTGAAGCAGTATTCGATGCATCTGCAAAAAATATTACTGCAGGTTCAGATGACTTTGAGGTCATTGCTAATGAAATTATACTGAATGCTGAAGGTAATGTAAATCTTGATGCTAATGGAGGCAGTATTGTCCTTAAAGACAACGCTGTGGAATGGGGTTCTCTGACTAACAACTCAGGCAACGTTTTAATTAAATCGGGCATTGTTACTGCGATGACATTTGATAGTGGTAATGTGACAGTCGGTGGTAGCATCACCCTTCCATCTAGTGGCACAGGAAGCATAACCGCCAGCGAGATTTCTGCCAATACTGTTCATGGTGCTATTGACGAGGTAAATGCTAGGATACCAAACGTATACAATAGAAGTTCTGTGTTGCTAAACCCATAATTAAGGTTTCATAATGTCGTTAGTAAAATCTATACCGCTAACACTTTCTTCATTAGGCGGTGGTGCCATGAATGCCATCCCTTCTTCGCAAGAAAGTTATTATGGGCAACAAGGTTCTCTATTAATACCAACAGAATTTCCGGTTGGAGATTCTGCATATTATGGTGCCCTTTCTACAGATGCAACTAATTCCTCCATAGGCACTTATACTGATACGTTTTATAACGAAGCAGTTGGCACTCACCCTGGAAGTTCTCTCTCTACAGGTTCTACCACAACTACTCTTTATCAAAATAAAGGTGATTCTGTAGATGCTTTTGCTGAATGGCATCGAACAGTTGCTGCTGACTCTAGCGGCGACATTTATGAGATGGATTCGGACTCGTTTTTACGCTGGGGGAAGAGACTACTGAGTAATGCTCTGTCTAACGAAGATGGAGGTTGCTTTAGGTTGAGTGGGAGTAGTCCTGGTGGAACTTATGAAACTTATAAGTCCTCGGTGTTTGAAGACACTTTAACTAACGGTTCGACAGCGTATAATCTATACAGAAAAAGATCTACTACTGGTCCGTTCTCTCCTCCAACCTTTTATACATTACAGTTAAAGGATTCTGACCAACACCACATTAAGGAAATGTCTGACACCAATGCTATTCGTTCTGCATATTTTGCTATGCGTCATGCTGAGCAAAATTCTGGTCTTGGCGATTACCTTTTACTTTCTGATTCTGACGGAACTCCAGCAGATCAAGGATACACTGGTACTTGGGTTGCTCGTGGTGTTGCGTTGGATACTAGAAACACCACACAAATTCTACAGTATTTGGGCACATTTACAACTCAATTCACAGGGCAGTATACTGGTAATTTTACTGGGCAGTATACAGGATTTTCTGTTGCCCCGTTCTCTGCGGATTATTCTGGGGTTAGGACAGTAAATTTCACAGGAGTGAGGGGTTATAGTAGTTCTTTTGGCGGTTCCAGAAACTACGCATCCGTAGTTGGACAATACGATGGATCAAGGAACTATGCTTCTCAATACGAAGGGGTTAGGCAAATTCCTGCGCAATTTATTGGACAAAGGACTTTTATCTCGGCAATCGGATATTCTGGTTCCAGAAACTATTCTGGTGCTTACAGTGGTTCAAGAAACTATGCTGCGCAATATGGCGGTTCCAGAAACTATGCATCAGTAGTTGGACAGTATGGCGGTTCCAGAAATTACACCTTCCAATATACTGGTGGTAGACAGACTTGGGTGGCCAATCCAGGAAACTTTAATGGTGATCGACAGTTTACAGGAACTAGGGAGGTCACCAATACTCAATTTATTTCTGCTCAGTTTGAAGGAACTAGATCTATACAGTTCACAGGACAATTCGCAGGAAGTCGTCAATTCCCCTTTGCTGGGACAAGGACTGTAGGACCTACGAACTTTACTGGTGAAGATTCTTTTACCAGAGGATATACAGATTACTTTGTTGGTGTTGATGTAGTTGGACCACCAGTTGAACCAGAAAGAGTTGTAAACTACAGCTCGTCCATTGTTAAATATGATGGTGTTGCTCCCAAACAATACGCAGGGCAAAGAACGGTTGATGTTTTTGATCTAGAACCAGTTCCTGGTGTATTTTCAGGACAAAGAACAAACCCTGCCTACCCCCAACAGTTTGCTGGAGTCCGAGTATTACAGTACACAGGAACAAGATCTGCACAGTTCACTGGCGGGCCATTCCAGTTTGCAGGTTCTCGACAGGAACTGGTCACGATTCCTGGAACTTTCGCTGGTTCTAGAAACTTTTCTGCTGATTATTCTGGTTCAAGAACTTATTCTGCGCAATATGGCGGTTCTAGAAATTATGCATCAGTAGTTGGACAATACGGTGGAGCAAGAAACTATTCTGCGAATTATGCTGGTTCAAGACAAAAAGACCAAACCTTTTCCGGACAAAGACCTGCTGTACAACAATTCTCTGGTTCTAGAAACTATTCTGCTGCTTATTCTGGTTCCAGAACCTATTCTGGTTCTTATGCTGGGGTCAGAAATTATGAAGGAGAATTCTTGGGACCTCTGCCTGGAAACTTTGCTGGCGTAAGGATAAAAAACTTTACAGGACAATATTCTGGAGTATATAACACTCAATTCACAGGGCAATATACAGGTTCTTTTTCTAGTCAATTTGCGGGCGAAACTTTAACCTCTACCGCAGAAACTATACATACATATACACTATATTGCCGAGTTTCTGAAACTTAATCATGTCTGCCTTTTTCAAATCCATACCATTGGCTCTGAAAAACGACTCTGGAGACTTTCAGGGGATTTCTGTTGCTTCTGAAGAATGGTTTGGGTATCAGGCAGGTATAAAGGTAGTTGAATCTTTCGCCAATAAGTCAAGTCGATATAATGGTTCTGTTGCTGCTAATGCAACTTCCTCTACCAGCATTGGTAGTTTCACTGATACATTTTATAACGAAGCAATAGGGACTCATCCTGCTAGTGCTTTGTCTACTGGTTCTACCACAACTACAATATATCAGTTAGATGACTCTGCTGCCATTCCTTATAACGACCTTCCAATAGCAGCAGACAGTTCTGGTAACTTACACCAAATGAGCAATGTTGCTTTCCTACGATGGTCAACCAGAGTAGCAGAGGAACTACACTCTAACGAATATCCAGGACTTTCTTTCAGAGTTGCAACTTCTGCGCCTAGTGGAGACTGGAAAAAATGGGACTCTGATGTATTTTCTGATACATTAACAAACGGAACAGCAAATACCTATAGTATTTGGAGAAGGGAAACAGCGGTTGAACCTTCTTCACCAACATATAATATTATAGAAATTAAATCTACTTCTCCGATGGCAGTTCAAGAGTTTACTGACTCGGATCAAAAGATTTCTCTAAGGCAATCTGTTTTGTATGCCAGAAAACATTCTGGTGTTGGCGATTATTTATTACTACCTTCCTCTCAAACTCCTACTGGTAATGGAGAGACTGGTACTTGGGTCGCTCGCGGTACAGCACTTGATACAAGAAACACTTTATCAGAACAACAGTATACTGGGGACTTCGCTGGTTCAAGAAACTATGCTGCTTCATATGCTGGAAGCAGAGTAGTTGAACAAGATTTTGCTGGTTCTAGAAACTACTCTTCTGCTTATTCTGGTTCCAGAACCTATTCTGGTGCTTATTCTGGTTCAAGAACCTATTCGTCAGTAGTTGGACAATATGGCGGTTCCAGAAACTATGCATCAGTAGTTGGACAATATGATGGTTCTCGTAACTATTCTGCTCAATATGCTGGAGACAGAACAGTTGCACAAGATTTCGCTGGTTCTAGAAACTATTCTGCTCAATATGCTGGAGACAGAACAGTTGCACAAGATTTTGCTGGTTCTCGTAATTACGGACCTGCTGCTTATTCTGGTTCAAGAAACTATGCATCAGTAGTTGGACAATATGGTGGTTCCAGAAACTATGCTGGAGTTTACGGTGGTTCCCGTAACTATGCTGCTTCATATGCTGGTACCCGTCCTGCGGTGTATGCTGGGACAAGAGAAAATGTCGTACTTACCTATTATGCAAATAACTTTGGCGGAAGCAGAAATTATACTGCCAACTTTGCAGGCACAATTGTACAAAATTTTATATCACCAAACGTCCAATACAGCGTTTCTTATACAGGAAGCTATGCGGGTGTTAGGAACTTCGCGGGAACAAGAGTAGTTCCGCAAAATTTCGCTGGTGTTACAAATTATCTTGGATCTAGATCTTTTACCAGAGGATATAACGCAAACTTTTCAGTGACATTTGATAGTGGTGGCAAGAACCCATCTGTCAGCGTAGATAACTTTTCTGGTGTAAGAAAATACGACGGAGTTGGCCCAGCAAACTTTTCTGGTCCTGCGAACTTCGCTGGTACGAGAGTCGTGCCAGTAGCGGGACCCGCAGAACCAGGCACTTTCGACGCAACGGTGGTTAGAGTAGAAAATTTCTTGGGCGGAAGATCCTTTCAGGGCGTCAGACCTAATAATTTTGCTGGTTCTCGCAACTATGCTGGTACCTACGCAGGCGAACGTTTGGGTCCTCTGGTTGTGGTGACTCCAGGAAACTTTACTGGAAATAACCCAGCGAACTTTGACGGTTCTAGAAATTATGCATCAGTAGTTGGTCAATATGGTGGTTCTAGAAACTATGCTGCTGCTTATTCTGGTTCTAGAAACTATGCTTCTGTAACAGGGCAGTATGATGGAACTAGAAACTACTCTGCCCAATATGCTGGAACCAGAGTAGTTGCACAAGATTTTGCTGGTTCTAGAAACTATTCTGCCCAATATGCTGGAACCAGAGTAGTTGCACAAGATTTTGCTGGTTCTAGAAACTATTCTTCTGCTTATTCTGGTTCAAGAACGTATTCTGGTGCCTATAGTGGTTCTAGAACCTATGCATCTGTGGTTGATCAATACGGTGGTTCTAGAAACTATGCATCAGTAGTTGGGCAATATGATGGTTCCCGTAACTATTCTGCTCAATATACTGGACAAAGGACTTTTATCTCGGCAATCGGATATTCTGGTTCTAGAAACTATTCAGATACTTATTCTTCTCAGTTTGCAGGACAGACCCTTGTTGCTGCAACTGAGACGATAGAAACATACACTCTATATTGTAGGGTGTCTGAAACTTAACTATATATAAAATCGAAATAAATTATGTCAACACTTGGAGAATATTATGGCATATAGCAGTAGAAAATGGTTAGACAATGCTTTTTGGCACGATGAGAGTAAAGATCGAGCTGAAGCAATTCTCGTGATCACAGATACGCAAGGTAGAGAAATTTCTCAGGTCTTGACTGTGAGGAAGTTTGATGTAGATGGAGACCCAAATCCAGATTACGAAGAACTTCTTGATCAGGTCGGCGAAGAAAAGATCGATCAAAACACAAAAGAGCGAAGAGAGCGCAAAGCGCAAGAGAAAGACGAAGAGCATCATCGTAGAAAGGCAGAAGATCAAGCAAGAGAACTTGAAAAACTCTTCGATGCTAAAATAAAAATGCTCGAAATTGACGAAATAAAAAATACCAAAAATAAAGATCTGAAAAGTAAAATGCGCAGATCTAAAAATATAGTAGAGTTGAACATATATGCTCAACTTATTATGATGGAAGAACTTGGTATTGGATTTGCTTTGAATGAAACCGAATCAAAATAATGGATATCTGATCGTTGCGTCAAACGAACCAATATATTATTCTTGGGCAACCAATCTTATTTCTGATATAAAAGATTATTACCCAGAAGCAAACATTTGTCTTGTTACCGAAGAGAGGTTCTTAGACTCTAGGGCAGAGGAAGCAGATCATTTAATTATTTGCGATAACCACTACAGGGCAAAACTCTGGGGTATGTCACAAACCCCCTATGACAACACTTTTTATATCGACGCCGATATGACATGTATCAGTGAAAATATTGCCAATGTTTTTGAAGAACTTGGTGATAATGATATGGTGTTCACAGGGTTGCCTAGAGATAGATGGCATATATTTATGGACACGGAATTTCCTGGAGGAACTTTCACTCTTTGCGGTGCTGTTTGTTTGTATAAAAAAACTGACATTATCATGGAGTTTATGAAAGATTGGTACGAATTATACGTCAAACAACATGCTAATAAATGGTGGCCGACCAAAGAAGATGGGGTTACTTGGGACACCGAAAATTACCCCAGAGAACTAGCATGCTGGGATCAGTTCACTCTTTGGTGGTTGGTTGAGAAAGAACCTAAGTACAAAGAACTAAAGGTTGGCATTTTTGAGGAAGATTTAAGGTGGAACTATTGGACTTCCCTTAACAGACACACCCACCCAATGCCAGAGGGAACTTCGTTGATACATTTATCCGCCAAAGCATCTAGAAAAATATCTGACATAGAGATCATTTGATATGAGTTTTTTAAAACCTGGAATGAACCCAGTAAATATCGCTAATGAAACTTTGCAAGGTATCTTACATTCAATATCAAATACGGTACAGTCTATAGATCTGGATAAACTTAGGAACATTCCTAGAGAAGAAAACGCAGAAGATTGGTTGAACAAAGATTATCTTGATCACATTGTTTGGAAAGGTAGAGAGCATGATGGGTATCCTGAGATGCTAAGAGGAGTTGATATTCAAGTAGGAAAGTTTGAATACAATGACGCGTCAGAAAAGATCCGAATATTAGAAGAGATTGAAAATTCTGTTTCTGCTCTTTGTTCTTGGTCTGGAGCAAGAAATCGCGCTTTGAGTGCCATTTATCCTCCTGGTGGGTTTATAGGTTGGCATAATAATGCTAATGCTCCTGGATACAATATTATCTTTACTTGGTCCGAAACTGGCGACGGGCAATGGGAGCATATAGATCCATTGACAAAAGAACACATTATAATACCAGACGTGCAAGGTTGGCAATGTAAGTATGGATATTATGGTACATATGATGAACCTGATAAGTTACTGTACCATGCCGCTCGTACTAATTCTTTGAGATGTACAATGGCATTCATGTTTAATTGTGATGAAACTGGTAGAAAAATGTCAGAAATGCTAATCGAGGAAATTGAAACCCCCTAAATAGAGGATAATAATAAAAAAATAGGGATTCGCCTTGGCCTCCTCTGCCACCCTAGACAAATATGTAGTAGACGGGTATGTTGCTGATGGATATATCGGTGACATAAACACCCTCACCGTAGAACTACAGTCGCAATCTTCTAGCGTTTCTGGTGTTGCTACATTATTGGTCGCATCAATTGCTTCTGGCTCTTTACAGTCTCAAAATTCTTCTGTTTCTGGTATCTCTGAACGTGTCCTAGTTGCTTCTGGTGCTCTTCAAGGCGAAGAATCTATTGCTGGTAATGCAGAACGAGAGATCGACGACCAAGGCGGCAACAACGTTGCCTCTGGTTCCTCTTCTGTATCTGCTGTTGCTGAACGAATAATTGTCAGTACTGGTATTCTAGTATCTCAAACTTCCGACCTTTCTGGCGTTTCTGAACGTGTTATTACTGGTTCTGGTGCTCTTCAAGGTGAAGAATCTGTTGCTGGTAACGCAGAACGAGAGATCGACGACCAAGGTGGTAATGCTCTCTCTACAGGTGCTTCAACTGTATCTGGCGTTTCTGAACGTGTACTCGTTGCCTCTGGTAACATACAAAGTGAAGAATCTGTTGCTGGAATTGGTGAGAGAGAAATTGATGATCAAGGAGGAAACTCTGTTGCCTCTGGTTCTTCTACTGTATCTGCTGTTGCCGAACGGATCGTTAATAGCACTGGAACTTTAGTTGATTCGCCATCTACAGTAGATGGTATTTCTGAACGTGTATTGGTTGCTTCTGGTGCCCTACAAGGTGAAGAATCTGTCGCTGGTAATGCAGAACGCGAGATAGACGATAACGGTGGCAATTCTCTTGTTTCCGGATCTTCCACTGTTTCCGCCATTGCTGAAAGGTCTTCGGTATCTTCTGGCACTTTAACTTCTCAAGAAGCAGTTGTTTCTGGTGTCTCTGAACGTGTGTTGGTTGCTTCAGGTGTTCTTCAGAGTGAAGAATCCGTTGCTGGCGTTGGTGAACGAGAGATAGACGACCAAAGCGGTAATTCTCTCGTTGTTACAGATTCTATAGCATCTGGTGTTGCAGAAAGAGTAATTAACAGCACTAGCACATTAGTGTCTCAAAATGTAACCGTATCTGGTATAGCAGAGCGTATTCTGGTTGCTTCCGGAACATTAGTATCTCAAGAAGAAACTGTATCTGGTGTCGCTGAACGTGTAATCACAAGTTCTGGTGCATTAGTATCTCAAGAAGAAACTGTATCTGGTGTCGCTGAACGTGTAATCACAAGTTCTGGTGCATTAGTATCTCAAGAAGAAACTGTATCTGGTGTCGCTGAACGTATAGTAACAAGTTCTGGGGTTTTAGTATCGCAAGATGTAACCGTATCTGGTATAGCAGAGCGTGTTATCGCTTCTTCGGTCTCGTTAGTAACCTCAGACAGTATAGTATCTGGAGTTGCTGAAAGGACCATAAATTCTTCTGGTTCACCTAAAGCAGATAATTCAGATATATCTGTATCTATTGTAAAAACGATTGTAATAGAAGCAGAACTAACTGCTGACGAAGTTGGTATCGCCGTAGTCGCAGGTGACGCTGAACGATCAATTGTTTCTGTTGTTTCTGGCGTTGAGTCTGACGACAATGTAATTGTAGATGGCGTTGGTGAAAGAATTATGGTTCCTTCGGGAACTTTGTCTGCTCAATCTTCTGTTATCTCTGGCGTCTCTGAACGTATAGTAACAAGTTCTGGGGTTTTAGTATCTCAAGAAGAAACTGTATCTGGTATAGCAGAGCGTGTTCTGGTTACTTCCGGAACATTAGTATCTCAAGAAGAAACTGTATCTGGTGTCGCTGAACGTGTAATCACAAGTTCTGGTGCTTTAACAACTCAGGAAGTGGTTGTCTCTGGCACATCAGAAAGAGAAATCAATGACCAAGGTGGAAACGCACTAGTAACTGGTGTTTCTGTCATATCTGGTGTTGCTGAGAGAGTTGTGGACGATCAAGGTGGTAATTCTCTTGTTTCCGGATCTTCCACTGTTTCCGCCATTGCTGAAAGGTCTTTGGTATCTTCTGGCACTTTAACTTCTCAAGAAGCAGTTGTTTCTGGTGTCTCTGAGCGTGTGCTAGTTGCTTCTGGTAACATACAGAGTGAAGAATCTGTCGCTGGTAATGCAGAAAGAGAAATCGACGACCAAGGTGGAAATTCCTTAGTATCTGGAACTTCAGTTGTCTCTGGCGTCTCTGAACGTGTGTTGGTTGCTTCTGGTGCTCTACAAGGTGAAGAATCAGTAGCAGGTAATGCAGAACGTGAAGTGGACGATCAAGGTGGTAATTCTCTTGTTTCCGGATCTTCCACTGTTTCCGCCATTGCTGAAAGGTCTTTGGTATCTTCTGGCACTTTAACTTCTCAAGAAGCAGTTGTTTCTGGTGTCTCTGAACGTGTGTTGGTTGCTTCAGGTGTTCTTCAGAGTGAAGAATCAGTAGCAGGTAATGCAGAACGCGAAATTGATGATCAAGGTGGCAATTCCTTAGTATCTGGAACTTCAGTTGTCTCTGGTGTTTCTGAACGTGTGTTGGTTGCTTCAGGTTCTTTACAGGGCGAAGAATCTGTTGCTGGTAATGCAGAGAGAGTTGTTGATGACCAAGGTGGAAATTCCTTAGTATCTGGAACTTCAGTTGTCTCTGGTGTTTCTGAGCGTGTTCTCGTTGCCTCTGGTAACATACAGAGTGAAGAATCTGTCGCTGGTAATGCAGAAAGAGAAATCGATGACCAAGGTGGCAATTCCCTAATAGTAACAAGTTCTTTTGTTTCTGGTAATGCTGAACGAGAGATAGACGACCAAGGTGGTAATTCTCTCGGTGTTACTGACTCCCTTGTTTCTGGTATCTCTGGACGTGTCCTAGTTGCTTCGGGTAATATTCAGAGTGAAGAATCTGTTGCTGGTAATGCAGAAAGAGAAATCGATGACCAAGGAGGCAACTCTGTCGTTTCTGGTGATGTAACTGTTTCTGGCGTTGCTGAACGGGTATTGGTCGCCTCTGGTGTATTAATATCCCAAGAAGAAGTCTTCTTCGGTATTTCCGAGCGTGTTCTTGTCGCCTCTGGAAACATCCAAAGCGAAGAATCTGTCGCTGGTAATGCAGAACGCGAGATAGACGATAACGAAGGTAATTCGATATTTGCTTCTGACTCGATAATAGTAGGTGTCTCTGAAAGAACTATTACTGGATCGGGCAACATTCAGAGTGAAGAGTCGGTAGCAGGTAATGCCGAACGTGAGATAGATGACCAAGGTGGTAATTCCCTTACAGTTACTGCTTCTCTGGTTTCTGGTATTGCAGAACGTGAGATAGATGACCAAGGTGGCAATTCTCTAACAGTAACAACTTCTATTGTTTCTGGTATTTCTGAACGTGTCCTAGTTGCTTCTGGTAACATCCAGAGCGAAGAATCAGTAGCAGGTAATGCAGAACGTGAGATAGACGATAATGAAGGTAATTCTATTTCTTCGGGCGACGTAACAGTTTCTGGTATTGCTGAACGCATATTGGTTGCCTCTGGTTCGCTGGCATCTCAAGAAGAAGTTGTTTCTGGTATCTCTGAACGTGTCCTAGTTGCTTCTGGAAACATACAAAGCGAAGAGTCGGTAGCAGGTAATGCAGAACGCGAAATTGATGACCAAGGTGGCAATGCCTTGTCAGTTGGTGTCTCAACAATATTGGGTGTTGCTGAACGCACCATTGTTGCTTCTGGCGCAGTAGCGTCTCAAGAGGCAGTAGTATCTGGCGAAGCAGAACTCACAAAAGTTGGTAGAGGAACATTAGTTTCTGATTCATCCTTAGTTTCCGGTATTGCCGAACGTGTATTGGTTGCTTCTGGAAACATTCAGAGTGAAGAATCAGTAGCAGGTAATGCAGAGAGAGTTGTTGATGACCAAGGTGGTAACGGTCTTGTAAGCACAGATTCTCTCATAACAGGTGTTTCTGAACGTATTATTACTGGATCGGGCAACATTCAGAGTGAAGAGTCGGTAGCAGGTAATGCAGAACGCGAGATAGACGATAACGAAGGTAATTCGATATTTGCTTCTGACTCGATAATAATAGGTGTATCTGAACGTATTATTACTGGATCGGGCAACATTCAGAGTGAAGAGTCGGTAGCAGGTAATGCAGAAAGAGAAATTGACGACCAAGGAGGCAACTCTGTCGTTTCTGGTGATGTAACTGTTTCTGGTATTTCTGAACGTGTCCTAGTTGCTTCTGGTAACATCCAGAGCGAAGAGTCTGTTGCTGGTAACGCTGAACGTGAGATAGACGATAACGGTGGCAACTCTGTTATCTCTGGAAATGTAACCGTTTCTGGTGTTGCCGAACGTGTTCTGGTTTCTTCTGGCGCATTAACGTCACAAGAAGCAAATTTATCTGGCATCGCCGAGCGTGTTCTGGTCGCCTCTGGTAACATACAGAGTGAAGAATCTGTTGCTGGTAATGCAGAAAGAGAAATTGACGACCAAGGTGGAAATTCTGTAATATCTGGAACTTCAGTTGTCTCTGGTGTTTCTGAGCGTGTTCTCGTTGCTTCCGGTTCACTTTCAGTCGTCGATGTTCAAGTAGTTTGTGCTGCTGAAAGGGTTATCTCTTCTTCTGTTGTTTTAGAGGCAGGAGAATCTTCTGTTACCTCTGTTGCCCGAAGGAGTATAAATGCTGTTGGCATACTAGAAGCACAGGATGTTTCTACGGTTGCTACTGTAACGATTACCAGAAATTCTGCGCTTATTCCTCTTGCTGGAAGTTTCACGGTACAGAAACCAAGAACAACTATAATTAAATCGAGGAAAGATACTGGTACAATAGAGTTTAATTCTACTAGTTCCTATGGTGTTTCCTCAATTTTGTCAAAAAAGAAAAAGATTGTCTCCAACTAAATATATAAATAAATATCGTTAGAAGCAGGGTAATCGATAGTGGCGCAAAAATATTCGAAAAATTATAATTCTTCTGAGTAAGATTGTCTCCAACTAATTTATATAAATAAATATCGTTAGAAGCAGGTTAATCGATAATGGCGCAATACGAAGACTTAGAAGTAGATCAGGGTGCAGATGCCAAGTGGAAATTGAAACTACTTGAATCTGACGGCACCAAAAGAGATCTGACAGATTATACTGCCAGAGGAAAACTTAATAGAAGTTATGATGCAGACTCTAGTGAGGCAGTTAGTTTTTCTGTCAGTTTCTTATCACCCAGATCAGATGGTATAATAGAATTTAGTTTGACTAATACTCAAACAGAAACTTTAACTCGGCGCAGATATGTCTATGATATCGAGATAGAATATGAACAAGGTGGAGACACTCTAGTCGAAAGGGTTTTAGAAGGCAAACTTATGGTTTCTAAAAGTGTAACGAAGTGATTTGTAAAGCAAAAGGGATATAAATAATGGGTATACGAGCAAAAGGCGATTCAGGAAAACTTTCTGGTGTTGCAGACATCATTAGAAAAGAAACCAAAAAAACTTCGCCTAGTGATAATTTAGAAAAAACTGTAGACCGATCTAAAGATCAAAAAAATAAAACGTTTTAGGAGAAATAAAAAATGGCTGTTACTCATCCAACTGATGTTCGCAATGACATCGCTAATCTCGTAGTAGACAAAATTGACGTCAGCGGACCAGGAACCATTGTGTTCCAAGACGGTTCGGTGAACGACTCTGCTGTCGCTACTCTAACTTTCAGTGCTACTGCATTCGGTGCCGCATCTAATGGTATCGCTACTGCTGCTGCTATTAAAGGCGACAGTGACTGTAATGCAGGAACTGTAAGTAAGTTTACTGTGTTCGACGGTGCGGGCGATTCTTGCTTCAATGGCACTGTTACTGCTACTGGTGGTGGTGGTGACATCGTCTTGTCGTCTACTGCTATCGGTGCTGGCGACACGATCACCATCTCTTCTTTGACTTACGAAGCACCAAGCTGATTCAAAGTTTGGTTTTGAACCTAGTTTAGTTGGGGGCGACTCATCGCCCCCCTCATTAATTGCACCTTTATATTGAGTTTAGCAAGGAAAACTAATAATGGCAGATCTCACATTAAGAAATAATAAGGGCAGTGCTCTTACATTTGATGAGATGGATTCCAACTTCCTTGCCCTAGACTCTGACTTGACAGATATAAAAACTGGTTCAAACGAATATGTAACAAAGTCTACTGGTCAAACTATAACTGGATCCAAGTATTTTAATACCAGTACGTCTTTTGATTCTGTAGTCATATTAGAAACTCTATCTCTCGGTGGTTCTGGTTCTCAGTTTGTCTCCTGGCCAGAAGATACTGTCAAATTAAAGTTTGTCACCGAGTATACTTCGAACACCATACAATCTGGTATGGGGCATCTAAGCGACGAACTCTGGCTCGCTTCTATTGATTCTGCTGATAGCACTGGTGTTCGAAGAATTGGGTTTTACTTAGACGTTCCTGATGGCGGAGCAGCAGACGCTGCTTCTCAAAGCGCATCCACTAACGCAAGAGTTTATATAACTCTTTCAGGTATGACAGTAAAAGGTTTGTTGAGCGGCGACTCCGCAAACTTTTCTGGCACAGTAACCGCCAACTCGTTTGTTGGAGACGGTTCTGGTTTATCTGGCGTAACGTCCTATGTAAAAGCAGATTTTGATTCTGATTTTGCTACGAAGTCTACATCAGATCTTACTGAAGGAACTAATCTATATTATACCCTCGGAAGGGTTGACAGTGATGCCAGACATGCTTTATCAGGTTCTGGTGATATAGGTTATGACCCCGACACTGGTGTTATAAGTTATACTGATTCTGATAGAACCCCCGCACAAATTAGGGGTTTATTTTCTGCTTCTGGAGATCTGAGTTATGACCCCAACACTGGTGATTTTTCTTTTACAGAAACAACAAATTATGCAACCTCTGACTTTGACTCTGACTTTGGAACGAAGTCTACTTCAGACTTAACAGAAGGCACTAACCTCTATTACACCACTGCAAGAGCAGATAGTGACGCTAAAAATGCTATCTCTGTTAATGGCGATCTAAGTTATAATTCTGCAACTGGTGTCATCTCTTATACAGATTCTGATAGAACCGTTGCACAAATTAGGGGTCTGTTTGATGCGAGTGGAGACCTAACTTATGATTCCGTAAACGGGGTTTTCAGTTTCACACAGAGAACCCAAGCAGATATAAGAGGGTTTTTCTCTGCTGGCGGAGACTTGAGTTACAATTCTTCCACTGGCACATTTAGTTATACTGATTCTGATAGAACCGCTGCACAAATCAAGGGTCTGTTTTCTGCTGCGGGCGATCTGAGTTACAATTCCTCTACTGGCGAATTTTCATATAGTCAAAGAACAGACTCTGCTGTAAGGTTGCTTATTTCTGCTACTGGCGACCTGTCGTATGATGCTAACACTGGCGTTATTTCTTACACAGACTCAGATCGTTCTGCTACTCAAATTAAAGGACTCTTTTCTGCTGCTGGAGACCTCTCGTATGACTCAGCGACAGGACAGTTTTCTGTAACCATAGGTGAACACTATACCAGTTCTGATTTTAATACTGACTTCGCTGCAAAGTCAACTACAAATCTTAGCGAAGGAACAAACCTCTATTACACCACTGCAAGAGCGGATAGTGCTTTTGATGATAGACTTGCTACAAAAACCACATCAAATTTAACGGAAGGTTCTAATCTTTATTACACCACTGCTCGCGCTAATACAGATTTTGATACTAGATTAGCGACCAAATCCACTACCGATGTTTCTGAAGGAACTAACCTATATTACACGACTGCTCGCTTTGATAGTGACTTTGGTGACAATAATACAGATCAACTATCAGAAGGTTCAACTAACCTCTATTACACAACCGCAAGGTCAGATAGCGACTTTGATGTTAGACTTGCTACAAAAACCACAACCAATGTAGCAGAAGGAACAAACCTCTATTACACCACCGCTCGTGCAGACTCTGATGCAAAGAATGCGGTATCTGCTACTGATGCAGGCGGCGATGGTTCGTTTGGTTATGATGCCGCCAGTGGTGTCTTTACTTATACTGGTCCTTCTGCCTCTGAAGCACGCGCACATTTTTCTGGTGGTACAGGTGTAACAATTATCGATGGTGAGGTTGCGATTGGTCAATCAGTCGGAACTACTGACAATGTTGTATTTGCGCTAATCACTGCTGATAGTGTCGATGTACAAGGTGGTTATATAACCAAATTATCTGGGCAGGATTTGACCTATGATTCTGCTAAGATTAATACCCTTTCTTCAACAAGCATTTCTTCTGGTACTCTTTCTGCTAGCACTAGTATAACTCTTGGGTCAACCGTTGCATACCAGCAAAACTACGGTGGTTTGTCTTATAACGAGAACTCGTTTTATGGAGACTCTCAAAATACCACATTTTTATTTGCATCCAACGATAGCGCGAATACTTCTACAGCAATTGCCCTTGGGATAAAAAATCAGTTCAGGCATTATATTGGTGTTACTGGAACTGCTGACTCAAACCAGATGGTTATTGGGTATCCCTCTAATAACTTCGGATTAAGAATAAGAAAAAATGTTGGAGAATCTCCATACGATTTATCTGGGGGCACAGCACTTGTGTCCATGGATAGTAATGGTGATATAAAACTATTTTCTTCCACAAACTCCACTGCTAAAACCAATGGTTCTTTAGTTCTTGTTGGTGGTCTTGGTATCGGTGGAAACCTTCGTGGTACTGATATATTTGCTACTGGTAATGTTCAAGCGAATGGCAACTTCATTGGTGATGTAACTGGTACTGTTTCAGACATTAGCAATCACAATACTGGCGATCTAATAGAAGGAAGTAATCTATATTACACGACTTCTCGCTTTGATAGTGATTTGGGTGCTTCTAGCACAACAAACCTTAGCGAAGGTTCTAATCTGTATTACACAACTGCTCGTGCAGACTCTGATGCTAAGAATGCTATCGATGTAAATGACGGTGGAGGAGACGGAAGTCTCTCCTATAATCCTGCTACTGGAATCATATCTTACCAAGGACCAAGTGCATCTGAAACAAGGGCGCATTTCTCTGCTGGAACTGGTGTATCATATAGTTCTGGCACTGGTGTTATTTCTATCGGACAAAGTGTTGGCACATCAGATTCAGTAGAATTTAGTGCTGCCACTATTAACGGCGATTTGGTCATTACCGGAGACTTTACTGTTCAAGGGACACAAAATATTACGTCTCAGAACGACCTTCGTATTACAAATGCGATCATCAAAGTTGCCGACAGTAATTCTCAAGATACTGTTGATATGGGTGTCGTCGGTAGATATTCGACAGATGGTGGTTCTACTATTCGCCGAAGCGGTTTTGTAAGAGACGCGACAAACGGTGAGTGGTATGTTTTCACAAATCTGATTCAAGATGGATTAGATAGTTCTGTACCAGATCAAACAATCAACTTTGACGATTCTTCTTTTGAATTGGGTACGTTTAACTTTGGTGCCTTGCGCGGTAGTTATCTTGGATTTGATTCGGACTTCCGTGTTTTCTCTACTAACTATACCGCAGTAACCAGTAACGTAACAGCAACTTCTTCTCAAAGAATTGCAGCAGATACCACTGGTGGAAGTTTTACTGTTACTCTCCCAGCATCGCCATCTACAGGCGATTATGTTAAGATCATAGATGTTGGTAACTTCTCTACAAACTCCCTAATTATAGGAAGAAACGGAAGCACGATTGAGGGGTATGCTGATGATTTTGAACTTGATCTCGGACAAAGTATCATTGAGTTCATTTATATAAATAGCACGTGGCAAGTATATTCTTCCATAGGACAAAGAGGAGAAACTGGACCAGCAGGTGCCAATGCCGACTCAGCAAGTTTTGCGTCAACCAACGAAGCAATTGCGTTTGCGGTTGCTCTAGGATAAATTAAAGGGAACTATTAATAATGAGTAAACGATTAGCATACAAATACATCTTCACTCCAGGTGCTTCTGGAGTAGGCACAGTGATTATTCCTGGATGTTTTACGCTTGATAAGTTGCTTTTAATCACAAACGTAACCGACAACACCATTATCTACAACTTTGCAGGACCAACCTTTGCTGGTACAACTGCTACCTTTACAGCAGGCGGATACCTTACTGACCCCGATTGGTATACCATCGATCAAGCATACGATGGATACACTACGTTTACTCTGCAAGCAGACACTAGTGCTATGTCTGCAACAGATAAGTTGCAAATTTATGTAGAGGACTTCAAGGGTGACGGAGCGATTATTCGTCCTTATCAGTTCGGTACAGACGCTATTGAACGTATGCGTGTGTCTAATCCTCTTTCTCAAATCGATGCTGACTTTGAATACGGACTTCAACCTACTAAATGGGCAGGTTATGGAACAGTTAAAGGATATCCATCTGCTTATGAAGAAGCGGGTGTAGACCTTTCTGTTGATGATATTACAACAGACTACACTACAACCAGTTCGACCAATAGTTTAATTACCGTTTCTTTCGTAGACTCCGATCATAGTTTGTCTAAAGGCGATGTTGTCAATGTTTCTTCTTTGAATTCAGGGATTAGCGGATTCAGTCGAGCAGACGGAAATTTCTTAATTGATTCTGTTCCTGACACTCAAACAGTGCAATATTTTGCTCGTGGACTTGTAGGAACCTCCAGTGGGCAATCTTTGTATACTGAAGAATCTCTAGCAAAACGTGGCGGACTTTATGCTGGTGCTTCTATCCCAGTTTCTTCTGCTCAGATAGAAAGCGGTGATAGTGGAGATCCAACAACAATACGGTTAAACTTCACTAACCCTCATGGTCTTATTCCAGGCACTAACATTCATGTTATTATGGATTCTGGAACCAATAATACTTTGGCCACTGGCCCATTCTTTATTGAGTCTACTCCATCCCTGACATCTTTAAAGTATACTGCCCGTGGTGGTGCTGCTGTAGAAAACCCTGCTTCTGCAACATTGTATGCGTTTTCTAACGCAACTATTTTGCACCGACCGAATGATGGTGGTGTTATTCTTTCGACAAAGACACCAACTTATGCAGCGACAGTGGTTCGACAAACCAAAAAGTATTTCCGATATCAATCTGGTAAAGGATTCTTGTGGTCTTCTGGTACACTGTTTAAACCAAACTATGACGTACAGAGTATAACCGCTGATAGCACAGGTATTGGTTCGACTATTACTGTCAAAACAGATGACATCGATCATGGTCTTCAACCAGAAGCAGAAGTAAAACTTGAGGGCATTGCAACTTCAGGTTACGAAGACACCTATACAGTGCAGAGCATTGTTGACGACTATACCTTTAGAGTTAATTCTAAATCTGTCCTTGGCGATACTACAGCAGCACTGGATGAAGTAACAAAGGTGTATGTTGAGTCTTGGACTGGTTCTGCTGTTCGTGCTGGTATGTTTGACGATCAGAATGGAATCTTCTTTGAGTTTAATGGACAAGACGTTTATTGTGTTCAAAGATCTTCTGCTCGACAAATTACAGGAACTATTGCCGTCACCAATAATAGCACTGCGGTTACTGGTAGTTCTACTCGGTTCACCGAACAGTTAAGAGCAGGTGATAGGGTTATTATTCGTGGTATGACGCATTTTGTCACACAAGTTGTAAACGACACCTCGATGTATGTAACGCCAGATTATCGTGGTATTACAGCGAGTGGTGTTAGGATGACTAAGATCACAGAAAAACGTGTTCCACAATCACGTTGGAATCTTGACACAATGGACGGTAATGGTCCTTCTGGATCAACCCTTGACGCTGGCAAGATGCAGATGATTGGTATTGAATACTCTTGGTATGGTGCTGGATTTATTCACTTCATGATTCGTGGTAGTGATGGTAAGTGGGTATATGTCCATCGAATGAAGAATAACAATATTAACAACGAAGCATATATGCGTTCTGGTAACTTGCCTGTTCGTTATAGTATTGAAAACGACACGCCAGTAACACACTTGACCGCTGCAATTACTGATAGTGACACAACGATTCCTGTAGCAGAACTATTAGAATTCTCTGACACGGGAACTCTCCTTATTGACAACGAAATCATTACCTATACAGGTAAGAGTGTCACTCAAGGTGCGGGTAACTTTACAGGTTGTACAAGATCTGCGACATTGGTGCAGTATCAACAGGGTTCCACCAATAACTTAACTGCTGGCCCTGCTGCTTCCCATGACAACAACGTTGGAATCATTGAGATTTCAAACACGTGTTCGCCAACACTCTCTCACTGGGGTAGTGCTCTTGTGATGGACGGTGGGTTTGACTTAGATCGTGGTTATTTGTTTAACTATGCAAGACAAAACTTTAACCTTGGGACAACTCCAGTTGCTGCATTTGCTATTCGTCTCGCACCAAGTGTGGCAAACTCTTTGACGGGTCGTCTAGGTGCAAAAGAACTCTTAAATCGATCACAACTACTTTTGGAACAGGTTCAAATTACAGTTTCTTCTGGTGCTCTTCAGGGTGAGTGTATTGTACAAGGTATTTTGAACCCCAAGAATTTTGTGGATGCTACTTGGCAAGGACTCAACCTTGAATCTCAAGGAGGACAACCATCGTTTGCTCAGGTGGTGGACGGTCCAAATATTACTTGGACTGGCGCAGCTGCTTATGCAATTCCAGGCGAACAGGTATTCGCTTTTACCGCTGATACCAGTAAGGCAGACGGTGTTACTTCTTCTCTAGATTTGAGTAAGTTAAAAGAATTGACTGGTGCTCCACTAGGAGGAGACTTCAAGTATCCAGACGGGTCAGACGTTCTTGTTATAAACGTGTTCCTGACTAAAGGAACTTCTGAAGCGTCTGTTCTTCTGCGTTGGTCAGAGGCACAGGCATAATAGGAAACAAAGATGGCAGTAAAATTAAGTTCATTCCTCAGTACTTCTTTTACACCAAGTGCTCTAGACTCTGCTGGTGTCATAGGAATTATAGAATCAGCAGTGGCAACCATGCCACTCGATTCTGGAACTAGTGGAAACTATGTAAAAGACATATCAGCAGATAGTGGAATTTCTATTTCTGGTATTGCCGCACATGCTGCCTCTTTGACCATTGGTATTGATTCTGATAAGATCGCGACTGTCAATACTGCACAGACCCTAACTAATAAAACAATAAATCTTACCAGTAACACTTTGACAATGACGCTGAATCAGTTGAACGCTGCTATCAGTGGTGGACAATCTGTTGCTTCTTTGACGGGAACAGAGACTTTAACAAACAAGACACTAACAACCCCAACCATAAACACACCTTCAGTTTCTGGTGGTTCTTTAACAGACATCACAACCTTTGGACTAAGAGATACCATAACCACTGGTTTTGAGACTAGGGTAGTTTCGACAAATGCTTCCCCTGTTTTAACAGCAGATAGAACCCTTACTCTTGACGTCAATAACGCCAATAGAACACTTAGTCTTACTGGCAACTTGCTGACTGTAGGCGGCAACAGTTTGACTCTGACCACATCTGGTGCAACCGACGTAACTTTCCCAACCTCTGGTACATTGGTGAGCAAAGATGGTTCTGGTAATTTCTCTGCTGGGACGATCACTGCCAACCTGACTGGAACTGCTTCTAACGCAGACCAGTTAGATAGTCAAAATGGTACATACTACAGGATTGATGTATACGACAGAAACGGGACTCTTTTGAATTAATATACATATTATATTATGAAACCCCTTATAATATGTGCTCTTCCTAGATCAAGAACCTTTTGGT